ACCTTGGAATCCCTGAAGTCCTTGGAAACCTTGGAATCCCTGAAGTCCTTGGAAACCTTGAAGTCCTTGGAAGCCTTGATTACCTGTTGGACCAGTTATGCCTTGAAATCCTTGAAAACCTTGAAAACCTTGATTGCCTGTTGGTCCAGTTATGCCTTGGAGACCTTGGAAACCCTGAAGACCCTGAAGACCTTGGAATCCTTGATTGCCTGTTGGACCAGTTATGCCTTGAAGACCAGTTGGGCCATTTGGAAGCATAAAGGAAATACCAACCAATTGACCTGGACCCAAAATCAAATCAAAAGTAGAATCAGATCCACCTACATAAAGTACATCTAAAAGCTTAATACCTTCAAAATTGGTAATAGTTATATTTGAGCCACCTGTGTAAAACCAACATATCGCTGGATTATCAACTAGGAATATCTTTATACCAAATCTTCCTGATCCATTTAAAATAGTCGATCTTAAAGATGTCAATACTGTATTTGAATTATCTATATCGTTTCCAAAATAATCATTATCACTTATTCCAATTTTGGTCACACCGGAGAAAAATGGAAAATCAAAAACTAAAAATCCATCAGGAACAAATAAAGAACCATCAGTAATAGTATCATAAAAAAGAGTCCATCCACCTGCTATTCCTGTAGATCCTTGGAAACCTTGGAAACCTTGGAAGCCCTGAAGTCCTTGGAATCCCTGATTGCCTGTTGGACCAGTTATTCCTTGAAGACCTTGGAAACCTTGGAAACCTTGGAAGCCCTGAAGTCCTTGGAATCCCTGATTGCCTGTTGGACCAGTTATTCCTTGAAGACCTTGGAAACCTTGGAAACCTTGAAGACCTTGGAAACCCTGATTGCCTGTTGGACCAGTTATGCCTTGACGTCCTTGAAATCCCTGAAGTCCTTGGAAACCCTGATACCCTTGAAGACCTTGATTGCCTTGGAGACCTTGAAGACCTTGGAAACCCTGATTGCCTGTTGGACCTGTTATGCCTTGAAGACCTTGATTGCCTTGGAAACCTTGGAAACCCTGATACCCTTGAAGACCTTGATTGCCTTGGAAACCTTGGAAACCTTGGAAACCCTGAAGACCTTGGAAACCTTGAAGACCCTGATTGCCTTGAAGACCCTGATTGCCTTGAAGACCCTGATTGCCTTGAAGACCCTGATTGCCTGTTGGTCCAGTTATTCCTTGAAGACCTTGGAAACCTTGGAAACCTTGAAGACCTTGGAAGCCTTGATTGCCTGTTGGACCAGTTATGCCTTGAAATCCTTGAAAACCTTGAAGTCCTTGAAGACCTTGGAAACCTTGAAGACCTGTTGGACCTGTTATGCCTTGGAGACCTTGAAGACCTTGAAATCCTTGGAAACCCTGACCACCAGTCAAACCATCTTGAGCAAAAGCAACCGGGCCTTGCAATCCTTGATACCCATCAATCCCTTGAAATCCTTGATACCCAGTTGATCCAGTTGATCCAGTTCCACCACCAATAGATCCTTGAAAACCTTGGAATCCTTGATTTCCTTGAAATCCCTGCAAGCCTTGGAATCCTTGAAATCCCTGCAAGCCTTGGAATCCTTGACGTCCTTGGAATCCTTGACGTCCTTGGAATCCTTGACGTCCTTGAGGGCCCTGAGAACCAGTCACTCCCTGAGGTCCAGAACCACCTCCAAAATCTATCAGACCAGGATAAGAAGCTAAACAAACCAAATATCCCGGAAATATTGGAGTGTTAACAGGAGCATTTCCCGTATATCCTAAATTCTGAGCAATGATTATATTTGAATTCGGAGAAGGCTCCATAACAATAAAATATCCAATGTTAGAAACATTATTAGGGTCAAAAATATAAATTATTGACCCAGGTAGAGCCCAAGTGGAATCATTGACATCCAAACCAATGGAAATCCCCACAGGAGGTACAGGATCTTGATATATTATATAAGAGCAACAGCCACAAGCCACTTTATCTAAAATCTATTTATGTATATATTTCCAAACAAGTCCTCCAAAATGGATATAAATAAAAAACACCAAAAATTCAATGAATTGGGAAAAATATTTAGAAATTTCGGAAAAAACACTATCAACAGAATTTCATTGTGGATACAAAATTGAAAAACTTCTACATGGAATTATTGGAATTTTAACAGAGACAGAAGAAATACTAGACAATTATTCGGAAGATAAAGTTCTAGACCCAGTGAATATTCTAGAAGAAATTGGAGATGTTACCTGGTATTTAGCTATTCTAGGAAGAGAATTTAATTTAGAATTTCCATCTTTGGTATTTAAGACTAAGAATGAAAATCCAGAGAAAATTATAATAATGATTATAAAGGAATCATTAAAATTACTAGATATTATGAAGAAAAAAATCTATTATAATAGAGAAATTGATTTTGATAAATTTATTTCCCTAACAAAAATTATAATGATGAATATATCAGACTATGCCAATTGCTATGATATCGATATTCAAAAATCATTTGACAAAAATATCGATAAATTAATGGGGGATAAAGGTAGATATAAAGATATTTTTTCATCAGAAATGGCCAATAATCGTAACCTAGAAAACGAAAGACAAATTTTAGAAAAATGAAATCATTAAAAATATCTGCAATTGATGAGGATGGAATTGAAATATTCTCAAAAGTATTTAAGGAAAGTAAACTCATGAATATATCCATAATGGATTACGCAACTGCGGTACTAGAAGTGAAAAAAAATAAACACTTAGAGTATTTTCAAAATTCAATTAATAAAGAAGAAGCCTATAAAGTAATAACATTACACGATAAATTATGAAAATATTTTCAAAACTCATCAATATTATAAAATTAAAATTTAAAACCTATGAACTCTTAAATCAAACAGATTTAAGAAAAATCTATCAATTCAATGGTTCAATTAGTCATGGGTCCGGAGAAGTGACCGAAGTAAGGGTATTTGTAAAACTTATAGACTATTCTACTAAAAGAGTAGAATCAAAAGCTATATCAAAATGGTCATACATAACTGGAAAAGAGGATAAAAACTACACATGGGATTGGTCGGAAGAAACATGGAACTATGAAAGTTTACCAGATCAGATAAAAAGAGAAATAAAATTAGATCAAATACTATGAAAATATTTTCTGGATCACAAAGTCAAAAACTTGCTGAAGAAATCACGATCATTCTTGGATCATCTTTGGGAAAAATTCAAATAGATAGATTTTCCGACGGTGAAATATTGCCTCTATTTAGAGAGTCAATAAGAGGAGAGGATGTTTTCTTTATAACCAATACTAGCTCATCGGACTTAATAATCGAGACATTATTAGTTATAGATGCTGCAAAAAGATCGGGGTGTAGATCATTTACTCTTGTATCACCCTATATGGGATATTCTAGACAAGATAAGTCAGATCATCTCCGATCCTCTATTGGATCTAAAATGCTAGCCGATATATTAGAAAAAGTTGGAATGACAGGCATAATATCAATTGATTTACACGCATCTGCAATACAAGGATTTTATAGTGTGCCCGTAATCCATCTAAACGGAAATAAAATATTTTTAGATCATATACGAAATCTAAAACTCGACAATATATGTATTTTAGCTCCAGATCAGGGAGCTGTTCGGAGAGCATCAGATTTTTGCAAATCATTCCCAGATGCAACTTTTACTATGATAAATAAAAAAAGAATCAAACCAAATGAGATTCACTCAATGGAATTGGTTGGTGATGTAAAAGATAAAAATGTTATTGTAGTTGATGATATGGCAGACACTCTAGGGACCCTCAAAAAGGCCTCCGAATTAATCATGTCGTCTGGAGCTAGATCTGTTAGAGCAATAACAACACATGGAATTCTAAGTGGATCAGCTATATCAAATTTAGAATCATCCAAAATAACTGAACTGATAATATCAGATACTATTATACAGGAAAAAAAATCAGAAAAAATAACGATAATAAGTTGTGCAAATATGATCGCAAAATCAATTTCGGCTATATCTGAGAAAAAGAGTATTCATGAAATTAATACAATTTAAATATCAATTTCAACAGGTCCTCTAGATAAAAATCGAGTTTATAATATTTGGGGATCATGTCTTCCATATTGTAAAAAATGTTTATGTGGAGTCCCAATTGAGAAAATCACACAGAACCTACACCAATGGACACACGGACGCAAAGTCATTACAGATGAATGTAAATGTAAGCTCTCTGTTATTCAAAAAATTCTTAAAAAGAAACCTGAATACATATTTCTTACAAAAGATGGAATTAGGGAATTAAGAAGGGAAAGAAAAATTCATCAATTATGCCAAAACGAACAATAGTAGTTGCCTATTCTCTAAATAAAATTATAGGAAACAACAATAAGCTTCTTTGGAATCAATCTTCAGATCTTAAGAGATTCAGAGAGATAACACAAAATAGTACAGTAGTAATGGGTCGAAAAACATTTGACTCTATTGGAAAGAAATTACCAAAAAGACGAAATATTATTATTTCAAATACTCAATATAAAGGAATTGAGACTATGAATATCAATCAAGTTAGAAATCTAAATGAGGATATATTCATAATAGGCGGTGGTCAAATATACAAAGAACTATTAAATGATTCTCATGAAATACTAGCAACTCTTATTCACAGTAAATTTGAAGGAGATACTATATTTCCGGAAATAGATGGGAGGTGGATGTTGGTTGAGGCGAGTTATCACAAAGCTGATGAAAAAAATCAATTCGGGTATTCATTTCTTAAATACACCAATAGAATACTTAAGCCGAATTGAAATTCTAATATCATATAATTATATATATGGTAATGAATTTAAAAAACTACTCTAAATTTATTCTTGAGAAAAAGCTATATATATTCCAAAGAAAATTTAGAATTGACGATCTTTTTGAGTATGGTATATACTCACCATTCCAAATAAAAAAATGGATGTCCACTTATAAATTTGATTCATTAGCTCACGCTATGTTTGTTTCCATTGTTCCGATCGATGATGTTCCAAAATTATTCAGATTAAGAAAATCATCTAAGGATATCAAAAATAAAATATACTTCAATGATGAAGTTAAAGATCATAGGGGATATATGATAGAAGAATCCAAATTAGAGGTAGATGGAAAAGAATTATATCTATATGTATTTGAAAAGAATTCTAGTTCAACAAAAAGAGCTCGACAAACGCATGGATTTGCGTATGAGGGAGAAGTTAAAAGAATGAATAAATTAAAAAAGCTCATCCAAACTGGAAAATGGGACGCTGAAGGAAATTTGGATAAATTTTATTTAGAATCTAGACTCCCATCTAATATTCAATATTTCAATGGTACTGATTATAAATCCATAGTATCTGTGGATGAAGATAAAATAGAACACATAAATTGGGACATGTTGAGCAATGAATTCAAATTGAATATGTTTTGGAACATAAAATGTTCCAAAACAAAATCTAGTATTGATATGGGTGATTTTAAGAGAATTTCTGGTCTTATTTTTAAAGATGGAGAACTTGAAATGGTTCAAGATAAAATTGACAAATTTATGCTAGTCGTGGGATTTCATGATGGGGATAAAAAAGTAAATTTAGAATATTTAATTTTGATGCCTGTTTGGAAATGGAAATTATATCTCCCAGACATAAATAATCCAGAAATATTTGCAAGAATAGAAAATATGTACAAAGATCTCTCTAAATTCAGACTCAAGGGGGAGAGAACAGAAGAAACTGAATCGAATTGGTTATCATATAGGCAAGAGTATATAGATATATTCGAAACAAGCGAGATAAAAATAAGATTCAAAAGAGATACGAAGGGACAACTAAGAATCCAAGGAGCTATTAATTATAATGACTTCATGTCAGAAATACTAAAAAATGAACACATAAGAATTCAATACGTTCCAGAATCAGAGGAATGAATTAATAACGGAGTTTATCTCCCCCTTTGATATGGATCGAGGACCGACAGTAAGGTCATTGTTCCAACTAAAAGAATTTAAATATTCAATCAAAAGATCAACTTTAGATTTGTCATCTAAGACTATAAAATAATGAGATTGATCAGATTTGTTCGTATCTCTCCAAGACTTTCCAGCATAAAATCCAACACGTCTAATTGATATGTCCGCATTTTCCTTTTTCTTAGTGTATTGGAATCCTTCTTCTAATTCATCAACTATTATAGACCTCTCAATATCTCTTCTTTTCCAAATTTGGAAAACGCATTTTACTTTATAATCAATACCATTCATTAGAAAAGAATTATCAGGAATTATCTCTTCATATTCTAAATGGTAGAAATGTGGTATTCTATTTTTGACGCTATTTTTTGCAAAGCTAATTGGTAAAATGAAAGCAATAGTATCACTGAATTCCGCACTTCTTTTTATAAATTTCATAGCCAATGAACCCTGTTTACCAAAAGGTGGATTGGATATAACAATGATTTTAGATCTATCTATTTTCAATTGAGAAAAATTCCAAGTCAAAAAATCATGACAAATAACACCATCTATATCAGGCTGGATATCAATACCTATTTTATCAATTTTAATATTTGAAAAAAAAGCACCGTCTCCACAACAAGGATCAACAGCTAAATCATAATTTTGAAAATCGATATTACTGATGAGTCTCTTAGCCACCTCAGACTTTGTATAAAATTTATCAAGGTTTGATTTTACTATCCTCCTCATTTAGCAGGTACAAGTTGATGAGCAGGACCAGGGACTTTTGTAAAAGCATTAGTATTCATCTCAATCTTTTTGAGATCATCTGGTGTAAATAAATGTGGATTTTCTTTAGATATCTTAACCATTTCTAAAAAGCTTTGCTTCGCCTCTTCTTTCCGATTTGTATAAAAGCTAGATGCCGCGTGGACTTCCAAGAATCTCCAAGCATATAAACTTTCATCAACGAATAATAGTCTCTGTGGATATGGATTTTTTTGGTGATAATTTATTTTAGCGAATTTAGAAAATAAATACGCATTATTAAATTCACCAACCATTAAATAGTAATCAATAATGGCCTTTATGGGTTCTCCACGCAAAGGATCAGCTGAATATGCTTTCATTAACTCATTAAGGCATAGATTCCATGGTTTCTCCATTACTTTCATTATAGTCCCAATTCGAAATTGAGCATAAAATATTTCCTCAAAATATCCATCTGGTCTAGCAGTCCTTTCTTTGTAATATTTAAGACTTCTTCTAAGCCTTTCCTCGTTTTCTTCTCGAGCATTTGGTAAAATAATAGATGTTCCTGTATTCGGAACACAAGCAGAATCATGGTAAGATTGCGCAGTATAAAAAATCCACCTAGGATCCTTCCTATCTCTATTTATATATTCTTCCAATTTATGAGCATGTGATAAATACTTTTCGGGAATATTGCCCTTCCAAGATCCACCATCCATCTGAACTCTAACATTCAATCCTTCTAGTAATCCGGATGTTATATTTTTTTCATCAGATATAATAAATTCATGAACCGGACCATACCATTTAAATGGCTTATCCAATCTACACATTTCATTTCTCGTATACTTCATAGAATTTATATATGTATTGAACATATATAGATCCTTATCTATTTTATTTTTATTAAAATTAGGAAGAACTTCTATTGTCTCATCAAAATCTAACCAAAAATTATGATACGTGTGACCATCCTTTTTACCCAAAAATATTTCTCTAGCTTTTTCAAATGAAAAATCTCTCGATTTCTGAAAATCATCAAATGGTCTTTCAAAAACATATGTTTCCACTCCATTATCTAAACCCCACTTTCTAACTATCTCAACAGATCCATCGGTTGATCCAGTATCTATTACAACAATACCATCAATTATTGGTTTTATTGAATTCAACATGCGGTGAGCCACATGAGATTCATTTTTCATTATCTGAGTTAAGATTAATTTAACAGCCATGTATAAGATTACTTTTTAGTTTATACACCAATATTAAATCTTTGTTTATAATTGTCTTAGGATAAACTCATTCGATCTCTCCAATCTTCCCAAGACATATTACCCTTCTTCTGATTACAACCATAACAACAAACAGCTAAGTTCTTATAGTCAAATGGATCTCCTCCTTTTGAGGTAGGTTCTCGATGATCACACGTAGCTCCATTTATAGGATCAAATCGTTGCCTAACTTTAGAAAATGGATCAAATTTATAAATTTTCAATGGTCCCTTATTACAATACTCACATCTTAAATCACCTTTTAATCTTTCTTGATCTTCTAAAAATTTAAGATTATTTAGAGATTTTTTTATTCCATCAGCATGCTTAATGGATCTAATTCTTGATCTTTCCTTTTTAGACATTTTATCAAAATCATTATCAGACATGATATCCTTAAATTCTTGATCTCTTAATTTATCTCTTAGAAGAATACCAGAGCTATAAGATTTTTGATTACTTGGATCATCTAAAATATTATGAACTATTTTAGTCCTTCCAGTATTTGATCCATCGAATTTAACTTTTTTAAATTCTTCATTAATAAATTCTAAAAATAGAAGGATTCTAGACATATGATATATATAATTTAAACATCTGTAAAAAATTAACTATATTTGTATTAAATAAGCTTCCTAAACTTAATTCCGCCTTGGGTGTGGAACTTGGCTCTAAACTAAGTGTTATCGGGTTCGAATCCTGTAGGAGGCGCAAAAACAAATTAAAATAATTTAATATATAGAATCATGAGCTAGATAAACGAATCAAAATTAATCGTCATTACCCGAAGCGATATAAGTTCTGGGTATCAGGTTGTTCAGTCTTCACATTCTGTTGCGGACTTCGCACACCAACATCCTGAAAAATTCAATCATTGGAAAAATACATCCAATTCGATAATCTGTCTTTCTTGTAAATCTGAAGAACATCTTTTAGAACTCCATAAAAAGTGGAGTAAACGAACCCCATGCTCACTGTTTTTTGAGCCTGATGTGGACCAGTTTACTTCACTTTGTCTTTTTGGCGACCCCGATATAAGAAAATCATTTTCAAATTTACCACTATCCCTAAAAAACAAATAACATTATGAGCAACTAGATTACAAAAAAGGAATTAATAAGGAAAATGAAAGATTGTCCTCAAACATTAGGTCAATCAACACTCGAACACGGATTTTCCGTTAAAAACCACCTATTTGATTTACTAAATCATTTAAAATACGGATCTTCATTAAAATACGAATGGAGAATACCAGATTGGATCTACACACACAAAGATCAAATCATCAAATCACTGCCAAGTGATAGAGTATTAAAGTTATATACCATATTTCATGATTGTGGAAAGTGGAAGTGTTTAACTATCAATTCAGATGGTAAAAGACAGTTCCCCAATCACGCAGAAGAATCATATCAGATCTTTAATAGTTTATTTGATGATAGTGTAGCTTCTGAACTTATCAAGCATGATATGGATATACACATACTCAAATCCTCACAGATAGAAGAATTTTGCCAAATTCCACACTATGTAACTTTACTCCTAGTTGGTTTATGTGAAATAAATTCTAATGCTAAAATGTTTGGTGGATTCGAATCGGACTCATTCAAAATAAAGTACAAATCAATCCTCAAAAAGGGTAAAAAAATAATCGATCAGTATGTCAAAATTTGAGACCAAAATTATCAAGATTCTGAACAAGATTCTTAGAAAATTTAATAGGGAAATATATCTGAATGGGAAATATTACCTCATCAAACAAGGAAAGGTTGACTATGAATGCGTCTATTGCAAGAAAAGTCAGATTGCTCTTCCAGATTTTAAATATCAGAAATATTCATACGAATTACAAGATTTACCACACATTGAATCCCAAAGTGTTTTCAAACTAGATGATGAATCCTATGAAGTATATGGATGGGCTATTGAAAGAAGATCTACAAATTCCGAATCTAAATGGAGAAATTCAAGTCCTCATAAAATTTATGACTCAAGGGAAACAGCGTTGGATTCAATCATTCAATTAAAAAGTACTGAAGATCCGTGGATTAAAAGATACTCATATGAATATAGAATAAAACCAATTTATCATATCGAATCAACTAAAGGCATGAGAAATGTCTTAATCAATAAAATACTAAAACAAAAATAAAATAACCATGAAAACAAAAACTACTAGAACCCCGGAACAAAATAAGCAATCAGTAATTGATTATTTAACAAAATGCTCAAGACATACTTTTGTTAAAGGAATGGAAGAATGGAAAAAAGTTAATGTACTAAAGGAGGAATTAAAAGACTTCGTTAAAATATTTATCAAAGATGATGGATTTGAAATATATGAATTTGGGAAAGTTAGAAAAATAACCAATGAAGATATAGATAAAATGGTCGAAATATATAAATCAAATTCTAAAAATCAGATCAAAATGTCTATTTTTTTTTATCACCTTCTTAGTATTAGACCATACTCTATTACAAAGCTTTTTGCTATAAGAAATACAAAGTATACAGATTCCCGAATTCAAAATATTTTAGCTCAGAATAAGACGCGATTAGATAGAAAGGATGAAAAAAATATAAAAATCACAGAAGTAAAGCCAAAAGAGTCTTTTTTTTCTAGAATATTTAATTGGTTGAATTAAATTTCAGATATGATTTGAAATATATAATTTAATGAAATATCTAAAGAACTATTCAAAATTTTATTCTAAAAGTGATCAAACTAATGAATCAATGAAAACGTGGTTAACGTCATTTTTATTGATGGCAAATCTAGGACTAGTTCCACCATCCCTAAAAGCAGCAGACTCTGAATCGAAAAAAGAATTTATTGAATCTCAACCACAAGATAAAATAGATGCTGTAGTATTTTATGAATATTTGAAAAATTTTGGAAATGGGAAACCCATAGATTCGATATGGGAAAAATTCTTAGATCAAAACAAAAACATCGAATCTTCTTTAGGTGATGTAAAAAAATATATTACTCAAGATGGTAAAAATTATTATTTTGAGAAGGATTATTCGGTATATGATTTTTCAAATGTAGATATTCATAAATTTACACCAGTAAATTGGCTGACAGATATGGGAGGATTTATTCCCGACAGACTTGAGCCAAATATAAACAATTGGATATCCGACTATGAAAAGAAAACATCCATTGAAATAGGAATTATAACTGTACAATCCCTTGGAAACACACCAATAGAGGATTACGCTAATGAGCAATTTAATCTACTAGGAATTGGGAAAAAAGGTGCAGATAACGGAATTCTAATAGTAGTTTCAATGGATGATAGAAAATCTCGAATTGAAACTGGATATGGCATGGAGGGGTTTCTACCTGACTTAAAATGCTACAGAATATTAGAAGATCAGATAAAGCCAAATTTTAAAAATGGCGATTATTATGGCGGAATAATGAAAGCCCTAGAGGAAATAAGAAGCTATCTAGGAGACGAAGCATTTGAAGAAAAAGTGAAATGGTTGAAGGAAAAGAAACAAAAAGAAGATCAAGAATCCGCAGAATGGTGGAATGCTTTTTGGGATAATATGATATTAGCATTACTAATATCATTAGTTTTGGGATCTATCGGATATGTAGTGTATAGAGGACAAAAGGCTAAGAAAATAAAGAAAGATATTGAAAATGGTATATCAATGATGGATCAGGTAATTTCAAGCTATCCAAAATCATCCCCAATAAATTCAAAATATATAAAATCAGAACTAAATAGACTAAATGAAATAATCAAAGATGTAGAAAAGCAATTTAGAAACGTTAAATCCGACTCCGTTTCCAAAAAAGAAGACATTCTGATAAGGATAAATGAATTAAGAGGAATGGCAGAGGAAGCCATCAATAAATATATGTTAGGAGTATCAGCATTTGATAAAAAAGTATCTGATATAAGTAATCTAAACAGTATAACCAATGATGCATTTTCTACTGTTGATAAGGCAATAAATGCGTATAAAAAAATATCCGACTATGGATACAGACCACCAGAATCACCAAACAGATCGGATATCGATAGTCTAATTCCATTAGCTCTTTTAGCTGCATCAATCCTTCTGTCAAATGTTGATGATGCTGTAGAAAATTCTGAAAAATTCAAATCAAAAATTAGTGATGTAGTGGATAAAAGTAAAAAAGTTATTAATACTTTATCAACAATAGAAACTGCAAAATCTAATATTCAAAATGTCGACTCTATTATACAATCCAAATTAAGAGAAATGGATTCATATTCTAAGTGGTCTTCTAGTGGAGAAAGATCTGAGATAGAATCAAAAGTTAATTTATTTAAATCTGAGATATCTAATCTAGGGACAAAACCAGACTATCTATCATTAGATAAAAAACTATCAACCCTAATATTAGAAATAGAAAAAGTCAAATCTAAATGGTATTCACGAAAGAGAGCAGAGGAAGAGGAGGAAGAGAGAAGAAGAAGAGAAATTAGAAGAAGAGAGGAAGAGGCAGCAGAAAGTAGAAGAAGATCATCAAAATCTTCTGGTGGAAGTAGCTTTGGTGGATTTAGTGGATCCGGAAGATCGGGCGGAGGGGGAGCGAGTTCCGGATGGTAGAACTAATTCAAAATTTCTGACATTCTATCATTGATATTTTCATCATATCTAATTATGTGTAAATTAATTTTATTCCTATCACAATAATCAATTTTAAGCTAATTCTTCTTTGTCATACCTTTCAGAATACCCTCCCCTCATTTTTTATATATTCAATAATATCAACCACAAAACAAGAATAAACTTTTTACATATAAGATGAAATGCATTCTAATCTTATTTCATTTATGGGAGCTCCATGTAGTGGAAAGTCAACTTTGGCATCCGGTGTACATCACAGACTTAAAGAAATCGGAAGAAATTCGATATTTATATCTGAAATGGCTTCGGATTTTATTGCAGAATACGGAATACCTGATACTCCAATAGATCAGATAACAATATTCTATAAACAAACTAATAGAGAAAAGATGTATATAGGAACAAAAGAATACATTATATGTGATTCTAGTGGAATATTAAACTATTTTTATTTCAGAAAGCTATTCAAAACACCACTAACAAATAAAGATATAGCAACTATAAATCATCTCCAAAAAGAAATACTCAAGACAATAAATCATTGGAATTTTATATTTTATCTACCACCAATGTTAGACAATACAGAAGATGGAATTAGATACCAAGATAAAGAAGAAATACTTAAAATTGACAGATGGATAAAATCATACTTAGAAATGGAAGCCATTCCACACTTCGATTTAAGTAAAATAAATATAAAAGATAGGCAAGAATTTGTCTTAAAAACAATACTAAAATGAATGATTAAGTTAAATATTGTAACAAGATGTACTAGACTAAAATATATAAAGGAGGTTAGAGATTCAATATTTAAGACAAATAAATTCGAAATAAAATGGTGGTTGATTTTTGATACTCGAAATCTTAAAGAAATCGATGTGGATTTCTTAGAATCATTGCAATCAATAAATTGTGAATCCCTTTTTTATAAAGGTGAAGAGGGTGATTTTGGACATCAATTAATAAATAAATCTTTTGATAAAATACAAGATGGATTCGTCTACATGTTAGATGATGATAATATCATACATCAGGATTTTTATGAAAATTTACACAAATCAATTAATGAGAATCCAACAAAAAAAGGATTTATTTTTTCACAGAAGGTGGATGGTAGAGATTTCAGTAAATTAGACATTAGGATAGGATCCCCAGAGAATACAAAGGTCAGTCATATAGACATGGCACAATTTGTCTTAGAGAAAAGCCTTATTGGATCTTATAGAATTGGTCCAATGAATTATATCGCTGATGGAATGTTTATAGAGAAAATCTATAATGAAAATAAAGAGGAGTTCATATTCATTGATAAAGTCATGTGTCATTACAACTACTTAAGCAAAGATAGTAATTGGGTCTCATCTCCTCGCATACTCTACATTGGTGATGATATACCAATATTAAAATCAATAGCTTATGAGAATTTAGGAGAGAGCGATCATTTAAAAGTAGAATATCAAACTGATGATTCAAATTTGCAGAAAATACTTAATGATTTTAACCCAAATGCAATAATAGTAACTGGAGATATAAGCAAAGCAAATAATGTACTCTCCCAACCACCAGATATTAGAAGAAGATCAATTCACTTTGACAAATCCTCATCATCAACAGGAGAATCGGCATATCAAGTCGCAATGAATTGGATATTGGATCATAACAGAAAAGATACCATCTCTTATTTTACTCCAATTTATAATACTGGAGAAAAATTAAAACTGACATATCAATCACTACAGAAACAAACTTGGAACAACTGGGAATGGGTTATAGTAAATGATTCTACGGATGATGGAAAGACACTAAAGATCGCCGAGGAATTAGCATCCAATGATAATAGAATAAAATTGCACGATTTTAGAAAAAAATCAGGTGGGGTTGTTGGTGAATCAAAATACAGAGCTGCTACTTTATGTGGTGGTGAAATATTAGCAGAATTGGATCACGATGATTACTTAATGCCTGACTGCACAGAAATTCTTTTAAAGGCATCAAATAGATACCCAGAGGCTGGATTTTTTTATACTGATTGTGTCGAATTGACCTCAAATTGGGAATCTCCGAAATTCTATGGGGAGGGATTTGGATTGGGATATGGAAAGTATCGAGAAGAAATGCATTTAGGTAGATTGATGAACGTGGCTGAATCATTTAACATAAATCCAAAAACCATAAGACATATTGTTGGCGTCCCCAATCACGTACGAGCATGGAGACGAAAAGACTATATGCGAATAGGTGGCCATAATAGAAATTTAACAATAGCTGATGATTTCGAATTGGTAATCCGAACATTTCTAGAGACAATTTTTGTTAGAATCCCTAAATTGGGGTATTTGCAATTTATACATGAAAATGGATCAAATACACACAAACAATCCATTTTTGATATACAACGAAGGGTTAGAACTATATCAAATTATTATAATTTGAGAATAAGGGATAGATTTCAAGAACTTGGAGTAAATGATTGGGCATTTCAAGAAAATCCACACTATCCGATACTATCACCTAGTAGGTTTGGTGATCAAGAGGGGAAAGTCAATATAATCTATCAAGAAGAGTCTGATATCCCATTATCGAATATTCCCGATTCGGATCAATCAAGCTCTGAATTAGAATATATAATTTGATTTATCTTCCAATTCCTAAAATTTTCAAAATGATCAAAAAAATATTTATCATCACATTCCCATTGACTTGTACCATATCGAATATCACCAGGTTTATCCCTATGAAAAACGTGATATTTTCCATTATAGACAAAATATGAATAAACAACTCCTCGAAAAAACTTTTTTGCGTAAACTGAATTAAAAACGTTTTCTTTAACACAAATACAGTGTGTTCTTTGTACATTCACAAATTCTCCACCCATCAGACGATAAGGAAACCACCCAATATCTGGGAGGACTGAATTCATTTTCTGAATTCTAGTTACATGTTTGATTTTTTTATTTAATTCCCCTTTGATGCTATTTATTGTTTTAGAAAATTGAATTTCATTTTTACCAATCTGCCTAGCAAATTTCTCAGGAGAGAATTTCATAAAGTCTTTAATCATATCAAATTCTTTCTGATCCGAATAATTCGGATTTAAGGTTCTAAGATAGTCTATATACCTCTCTAGATCTATCAAAGATGATATATTTTTCAATATCAGCATCGAACAAATATAATAAAATTATTTTGAAATCATTTTTTCAATTCTTTTAATCCATCGAGGACCAACATATAAAGTGTATATGATTTTACCATCTCTAGATCCTAGAAGATCAATCATAATAAAATCATCATCATCATCACCATAATAAGCAATTGATGAATCATCATACTCATTACCAAGTAGAATATCATTTTCCAATTCTTCTAAATTATTATTTGGAGAATTATGAGCTTCGAGATTTAATACCTTTTCAAAAAATAAAGCCTCGTTTCTAGAGATTTCAGTAAATAGTGTGCCTTCCGGGAAAGTAAAAGACCTACCCCTATACTGATCCAATTTAAGATGGGATAGATCAATAGATGGTGTCGATTTTTGCAATAAGCTTTCGTATTTTTTCTTAAAGGAAATATGTAATCTTGAATATGTTGGATAATATAAATCTAAATACGAAATCTCTAAATCATACATATCTAAAAACCTATCAATACATCCCAAAAGAATTGGAAAGGTAATAGCATTTATTTTCAATTTTAAAAAATCATTTTCATCTTTTATGGATGATTTATGATCAATATCACAATAAATCAAATTTCCATCATCATTATAACTAACACTACAATTGTTAAATAAATCAGTGTAGTCTTGAAATGATTCCAAAAAATCATCTTTTGTTGGAGACTCATTGAAATACTCAAATAGTTTAATGATCATGAATGTATATATAAGACTTTTCTTTCATTATCCATATAAATAAAAAATAACATTCATAATGCTATTGTCATGTATAATCGATGGAAATTATATTTTATCAAAATTAGTATTTACTTTACATAAAAATAATCTTCTTTATGGAGCACTAGATCAAGCACTAGAAAATTCAATACTAAATTATAGAAAAATATATCCGTTCAGTGATTTTTATTTAGTTTCTGATTCTAAAGAGAGATCTTGGAGAAAAGAACTACTAACGGAATATAAAACACATCGAAAAAAAGATTCAGATATTGATTGGAAATTTGTCTACTCCACATATGAGAAATTTAAATCTAGACTTTCTAGCATTAAAATTCTGGAATATCCTAGAATTGAAGGAGATGATTGGATCGCCTTTTTGGTTCAAAAGCTTAACGAGGAAAAAAAATCAACCATGATCGTATCAAATGATTATGACATCAAACAATTAATATCATTCGATCTAGATAACATGTGGATAAATTTCATGTCTAATGAGATGTTTAATAAACAGAAAATATTTTTACCAAACAACTATCAAATGATTATCGACAAGATTAAAAAATTACCAAGTAATGATATTTTTGATTTAAATGATAATTCAGAATTCTTATCTCTTTTTAAGAAATTCGAAACAAAATACGATACTCATATAATAAATAAAATGGAGTCTCTATTCATAAAAATAGTCTCAGGAGATTCAAGTGATAATATTCAATCAGTATATAGAGTCACTAAAAATGGCAGAGTAAGAGGAATAGGAGCTAAAGGAGCCAAATCTATATATGATTCATATATAAATGAGTTTGGTGAAGTTTCTCTAGATGACCCAGATCTATATGAAAATATAGCAGATATAATTTGCGAAAAGAAAAAACTATCAAAATCCATGATTAGTAAAATTGTATCAAACATTAATGGAAATATGAAATTAATAGATCTACGAATCAATAATTTTCCAAGTGAAATTTTAAATTCAATGAACGATAAGTTCTCTAGATGTTAATAGTAGAAAAAATTTTTCGGGGAAGGGAGCTAATAATACTTGATGGCAATTCCATGCTTTGGTGGTCAAGAAGTCCTAAAATTGAAATATCATTCAATTTATCACAAAATCTAATAAATCGTGGAATACTAATTTTAGATGGTGGGAATTTTGAAACCGGAGAAAAACAATATGTATATAATCCATCTTTATATGGAGTTGAATTTCACTTAGAGGATAAATTTATGGAAGAATTAAAACCAATAATTAGAGAATTGAAATTAAATTTACTCAATGTTTGAAATTAAATGTGAAGATAATCTTCTATTTATGAAGACAATCAAGACAGATTCTCTCGATCTTATTTATGGGGATATTCTTTATGGAACAGGAAATAATTTCCCAGACTTTAAAGATTTAAAACCAATAAAGAATCTAATTTATGATTTCTACGTTCCTAGAATTTCCGAAATGAAAAGAATTCTTAAACCAACTGGATCTGTATATCTCCAAATGGATTGGAGAATAAATCATTGGATTAGATGTATCGGAGATGATATTTTTGGATATAATAACTTTAGAAATGAAATAATATGGTATTACAACTCATCACCTAGAAAAAAAGGCAATTTTAGTAATAGACATGATACAATTCTTAGATGGTCAAAAACAGATAAATTTAAATTCAACGAAGACAATATTAGAGAACCATATTCATTATCAGCACCACGAGGATATGAAAAAGAAAAGTATTACAATCCAAGGGGTAAAATAATGGGAGATGTTTGGCAAATAAACATTTTAGGACAAAATGATAAAAAGGAAAGAACGGGTTATTCAACACAAAAACCAAAAGAATTGATAAAAAGGATAATAGAGACATCCACAGACAAAAATGATCTAGTTGGTGATTTCTTCTTAGGATCTGGAACTAGTGCTGTTCTGTGCAAAGAATTGGAAAGAAATTTCATAGGTTGTGATATAAACGAAAAATCAATTAGAATAACCAAAGAGAGATTAAAATGATCGAAAAAACATTCAATAATTTTGATACTAACTCGGATGAAGGTAAAATGCTTCTCGCTGCTCTATCAATATTAACATCAATTAGATGTGATGATATAAAGAAGGGAATATATGGTGGATCAATTAGTCCTGATAACGCATTGACTAAAATTCAAGATTTAGCTAATAAGATATATTATGAAAGAGAATGGGAAATAAAAGAGGTCAGAAAACAAAGAAATGAAAAAATAACAAAAATTGAAAATGATTAATTATCCACTACCAAAAGAAACTTGGAAAATAAGCCTGTGTAGTCATACAGAAACCAAGGAAGTTCTAGTTATTTATCGATCTTTAAGTTTTGGATCTGTACATGCAAGACCTCTTTCAGTATGGAATGAAACTATAAATGAGAATACCCAACGATTCATAAAATTATGATCGAAGATAATATCTTATCAATATCAAAAATTATGTTTCAAGATAAAAAGAAATGGAATCTTGTAACGGATGAGATGAAGGACAAATATTTCTTTATCTTTAATAGATATATGAGTAAAAAATATCCAAAAGAAGCTCAACTTATTAATAATAAATTAATAAATAAATCTATTGGTCTAGACCTTTGGTATTATTTTATGTTAGATAAACCATATCCCAAGTGGTTTTGGTCAAAGTCCAAAAAAATAGAATCAAATCAATTACTAGATAAAGATTTTGAACTTCTTATGTTAAAATTAAATCTAAACAAAAGTGAAGATTTAATATATTTAATTAATAACTTCCCCGAAATAATTAAAGAAGAATTAAAATTTTATAAAAAATCAACCTAAAATGTCAGATATGAAATGGTACGCAATACGAACACAGAATAACAAAGAAAAAAGTGTTTTAGAGAAATTGAATCTAGAGGTTAATCGAGCAGGTATATCAAATTTAATTGGTAGAACAATAATACCAGTCGAAAAAGTGCTTTCTTCAAAAAGTGGAAAAAAGTTTCTTAGAGAAAGAACTATATATCCTGGATATGTTTTTATCGAAACATCCGCCCTCGGAGAAGTAAATAACATATTAAAAAGTGTCCAAGGAGCCACTGGATTTGTTAGAAGTAAATCAGGTGATATACACCCAATAAAATCAGAAGAGGTCAGAAATTTGCTAAAAGTAGAGGATGAGAAGAGAGAAGTTGTGGAAAAATTAACCACATTCCACGTAGACGACGAAGTTGTTATAATTGATGGACCATTTGATACATTTAAAGGTAAAGTACAAGAAATTTTAGAAGAAAAGCAAAAAGTTAGAATTGGCGTTCTTGTGTTTGGAAGAATGACCAATATTGAACTTAATTATGATCAAATTGAGAGAGTCTATTAAAAATAGAAAAATTTACGGAAACTATAGTGTGTATTCACCAGATAACATCCTAATGTTTAGATCCAATATTAAAAAAATAAATTGGTATTTAAGTAGAAATTTAGCTGAAAAAATAGATGATTATTCTATTAGATTGACATTCAATCCCAATGGATTGGGATGTCATGGATTGGATTATGGACTTGAGAAAATGCAAAATATTTGTGTTGTCTGTGGAACGAATCAATTTCTAACAAAGCATCATGTTGTACCTAGATGTTATAGAATTCACTTCTCAGAAGAAATAAAATCACATAGATTCCATGATGTCCTAACAGTATGTTTAGATTGTCATTTCACATATGAGGAACTAGCTTTTGAATACAAAAAAAAATTATCAGAAATCTATAATGTTCCAATAAATGGAGACCTAATCAACAATAAAAAATTACAAAAAATACAAGGATTATTTCTTTGTTTGGATAAGGAAGAAATTCCTGATAAGAGGAAAGAGGAAATAAGAAAAGAAATAAAAGAGGAATTGGGAGTTAAACGAATATCAAATCAATTGAAGAAAAAGTGGATATCTCAAAATACACCTCCTCCAATTATATGTACTAAAACTCACGGGGAAATGGTAATTGAAAAAATCAATAGTATTGATCAATTTATCAAAAATTGGAGAATTCACTTTATCGAAAATACAAATCCAAAATTCCTACCAAAAAGTTGGTCAATAGATCATGGATAAACAATTAAAATATGATCTGATCTATTTAGAAATGGCCTCTAGTTGGGCAAAATTGTCTCATTGTTTGAGAAAAAAAGTAGGTTGCTTAATTGTTAAAAATGGTATGATAATATCAGACGGGTACAATGGATCCCCGAGCGGCATGGACAATGTCTGCGAAAACGCAGACGGGGAAACGCACTGGTTTGTTATACACGCGGAGCAAAATGCAATATTAAAGTGTGCTAAATGGGGGCACTCATGTGATGGATCAACAATGTATCTAACACATTCCCCGTGTAAAAATTGTTCAAAAGAAATCTTATCTTCTGGAATATCTAGAGTTGTTTATAAAGAAGATTACAAAGATTTAGACGGAGTTGTTTTTTTAAAATTATCAGGGATAATTGTAGAAAAAATAGATAAATAATGCCTAGTATAATAGATCAAATAAATGACATATGTGACATATATAAGTTAAAGGATGATAAAGGACAAAGAAATATTTACTGTGTTAATGATTACGATATTATACCATTTATCAAACTTTATCTAAATTGTAAAGAAATAAGCTCAAATAGTATACATGATGGATCAGGTGGTGTTACAATAACTTCCATAAGTCCAGAAACTTGGTTTGAAAAATTATTACCACATTTAATAAATAATATTAGAGTCGTTACTACTTCAAGAATATTCTCATTATTATCGTTTTCAGGAAATGGAATATCAACTATTTCACACGAATGTAAATCAATAAAATTTGACTCAGATGAGAAATTGATAGATTTTCTGTCTACGGAAAGAAATGAGGACTTGGCAGTCTACTATATCTGCAAATATGTGGATCTATCAACCTTACAACCACAATGGATAATTAGTTATTATCTCATAAATGATCCTAGAATAATACGTGGAAGAAAGATAGATTCTATCGTCTAGTTAATATATACCTTTATGAGATTGAAAAAATTTAATAACTATCATAAAGTTGAAGAGGGATGGAAACAAAATCTACTATTATCCCTTTCCTTATTAATATCAAATCCCACATTTTCTAATAAAATTCATAAAGTAGACCAAATGGAGCAGTCTACGGATTATACAAAAGATTTCTGGAAAGCTTGCTTTCAAGTGTGTGAGGATTTAAAATCGCCAAAAATGTCTATCGAAGAAAGGGCTGGAATATTAGAAGCCCAAATCTATTTTCAATCGAAAAGAGATGGTACAAAATATGATAAATTATCTAATAGAGGAGTGGTAGTATCTAAAATAGTAATGGAGAAAGTATCAAAGTTATCTAACCACCAAATAGATGATCTTGTTCAAAGAGGATCTAGTGGACACGTATCAGGATCCATAACTGGACTCTGAATTATCTTTGTATAACCAAATTTCACCACATAGGAATAATCCTGCTTGCTTCTCAGGAAAATAGAATCTAGGACTACCCAATGAGTTATAGAACCATTTGGATGGGTCTTGTATAGGATATAATCCATAAACTTCTAATCTCTTAACCAACTTTTCAGTTATTTTTCCGTCTCTAAGTTTTAGTAAGTCATCAGATTCTGAAAACATATCCGCTCTTCCATAAACAATAGCAACACCAATTATATCTTTCGATAAATCTAATATTTTCCTAACCTCAGGATCTTTTACGGAAAGCCAATTATCATATGGATCTACTTTAAAAGTAATATTCTTTCTATCCAAAAGATCTTTCACTACCTCCCACCAACCACGATCAAATAAAACCTTGTTATTTTTTTCATAGATAATATCTTTTAATCTGATAATTGTTATAAACTCAGTTTTTAAGTCATCAAAGTTATTGATGATATCATCTTCTAGGTCATCATAATCCTTAAATTTTAAGATCATATTACTATATATAATATAATTGATCTAATAGCATCAAAGAGAGTTTTGAAGAAAATCAATTTTTATCTCTCGATTTATAATATCTAGTTGAGGTTTTACTATTCCCATTCCACAAATAAAATATGACTCACAAATAGAGCACTCCATATCAAACATATAGTAAATTAATTCTATTTTATAACCAAATGAATCTTCTAATCTTTTTTTACCAAAGAGATCTATACAATTTCTACAGAGATTAAAATAGTAACGATTACTGTTGTGTTCTTTCTTTTTTTCGCTCATAAGCTAAATATTTAATTACAATGTTGACCTCATCCGAAGTCACATTATATTTTCTACATATGTTCAATTTATCTTTTTTACCGAAGATTGATTTTCTAAATTTTTTAAGCTCTTCTTTAATTTTAGAGAACTTTTTAACATCCATTTTGATCATAGTTTAATTTTGATTTTCAAATATACAAATTCTATAATTTATATATAAGTATATGGGAATTAAAAAATTTGTTGATTTCATTAAGGAAAATCAGTCTGATACTCCTGAGGAGTACATAAAAATGGAACTTATAAAACTAAAAAGAAAAATCGATGGATTTTTCGAAAGAGAGATTGATAGCGATGAAGTATCCACAATGTCAGATGCCTTAAAAAAGGGTCGAGACCAGGAGAAATCTGAAAAAGAAATATCATTTTCGGAATTGGGATTACAACTTCAAAGTTCAGAGATTAGCAAATACTCATCTCTATATGATAATTTAGTAGTCAAATTCTCAGATGATGAGTTTCTCTATAACCTATACGTAACAATCCCATTAGAGGAAGCTGTCCCGGAAGAGGAAAAAGAATCAAAAAATATCAAAAAATGCTTTATAAAATTCAAAAAATATGACCTTGAAAATTTTGACTTGATTGGGCAAATAACAAGAAATACTGAACTAGATAGTGTTGATGAAGATTATCTAGTATCTCTCAAAATTGATTTAGATGACGAGTTTGATAAGAAGGAAGATCTTGGTATAGAAACTGAATAAGAAATCTATTTTTCAAATAAGATCAGACTTCATTAAATTATATATTGAGAATGATAAATTAAAATACATAGAATATGTATAATATTGTTTGTGGATTAAATACAATTTTAGAAATAAAGAAATCAAAATATTTTAAAATGACACTAGGAGTATCGACGACAAAAATTGATAGGTCTGGGGAACGAGTTTTAAATGACGATGATAAATTCAGCTTTTTCTATAATCAAAAATATAAAACTCCAATTTATATGCAAGGTAAAATTGGCGATATAAATTTTTATACTGATCATTACATATCAAACAGTGAAATAATGGTATTTTATACCAAAGAAGAATTCAAATTTAATTTGGACAGGCAAATTATAAAAGAAAAGGGAATTGATTTCTTTTTGGGTAGTCTACTAAAGAAAATTGAAATGGAAAATGAAGAAAAAGTTAAAAAGTCCAAAGAAGAAGAAATAAAAACTAAAAGGGAAGCTGATCCAAACATGATATTAAAATCTCCCGGAGCGGTTACTTACGATGATCTAAAAGCATATATGGAAAAGAAAAGGAGAGAAAGATTCTCTACAGATAATTTTTAACAAAGAAAATATAAATTTCCATTTTCGTTGATTCCTCAAAATCATCAAAATCATATTCCACATCCAAGTCATCAATTATTTTATGAAGAATAATTTTATTAGGCTTGATCCACTCAATCGAATTGAATGTTATTTCCTCCAATGGAATATCTACAACGACCTCATTCAGATCAATGCCCAAAAATTTAATAATAGAAATTAAAGATTTCTTGTACCCCATACGTTATATATCTATCAAAAACAATACTAAAAAATATTGATTGGTCTTTTTGACGTATTTAAGTATATTTGTTCTTTATATATATTTTATGTCAATTTTCAATTACTCCCGATTTATTCTAGAAAAGAAGATTAGTGACCATGGATATTTCTTACCATCATACGAAGAGGCTAGATTGATATGTGACACACATGATAATTTTATTTTCTACGAATCTAAACACACTGTAGACGGATTCAATATTTCTATTTTTAATTATAGATTAGCTATGTGGTCTCACTTTGATAACCCAATTTCTGATAAAAAAGAAATTAAGTCTCATGAAATGAGAGGACTAACATTCGTATTCAATAAAGATGGATCTATTTTTAAAAGATATCTTCTTTTAGATAAATTTTTCAACGTGGATCAAACCCCATGCTCAATGTATTCCGTGATTAAGGATTATAAAATAAAAAACATATTCAACAAAGAAGATGGATCTATCGCATCATTTATAATGCTTCCTGATGGATCAATTAAGGGTAGGTCTAAAGCTTCTTTTGAATCTGATCAAGCTATCGAAATTCAAAAAATATATGATGAGGATATAAATATTCAAAGATTTGTTAAATGGGCACTTGATAGTGATATAATCCCTATTTTTGAATTTGTCTCACCACGAAATCGAATTGTATTACCATACACTAATACCAAATTAATATTACTTCGTCTCAGAAATAACAATACTGGAGAATATCTAGACTTAAATGATTATACTAATCAATATGATGGAATTTCTGTTGTAGAGTCCGAAAATGGACATACCTTAGATTCAATAAGGGAAGTTATTTTAAAATCAGTAGATAAAGAAGGTGTAGTGGTACAATTTGAAAATGGCAAGATGGTTAAAATAAAATCACCATGGTACATTGAAAGACATTCTTTATTCACTGATCAAATAAACAGGGAAAATATCCTAATAAAAATGATAGTGGAAGAAACAATCGATGATGTTGTTTCCCAGCTTCCTGAGAATGATGAAAAGAGAAATGAAATATCAAACATAACCAATGTGATTAATAATTACATTAAATCAATTTCTCTTAAAATTGATAACTTACTATCAGAATACACTGGATCCAAAAAGGACTTTGCTATTAAAAACAATAAGAATAGGCTTTTCCCAATAGCTATCGGTGTAATAAATGGGAAGGATAAAATTTCTTTAATTAAATCCAAGATTTTGTCCGATACTAAAGATCTTCTCAATGCTAGAAAGTGGATAGATTCTAATTCAGTTTTTTAATAGACCACCCTATAGAATTTATAATCTTATCAGAAAAATTGCTCCTGATTGGCATTTTTATCGTTTTATTTTTGAATGTTTGAAATGTCCTATATGATAGACTATGATTTCTACAAAACAATGCCAGATTAGATGTGTAGAATACCTCCCCCACCGGAGAGGTAGCTTCCCATGACTCTATTCGACTCGACTCAAATTCTTTATAATTTTTATCTCTCTTATAGTCAATGAATTCCCATCCCTGACAATTTCTTGATGACTCAAGTTTGCATTGATTAATGTTACGCAAATCTATTCTACCACGATTTCTATATAACCTTAGTATTCTTAAATTTAAGAATAGTGACTTGGAAATATCTTCCAACGTATCTCTTGAGGATATTTTATATTCCCTACCATCTGGAGATACTAATAAATATTTTATTTTCAAATAGGGTTCTTTTCTATTAATCTTATAATTTAAAACTTCCCACCCTTCACAATTGATAGTCTCAGTATTTGACTTTTGCTTATATCGTATTTTAATTTTTCCTCGATTAGCATTTTTCCTCATCACATCATAGTTTAGATTATTCTCTTTACAAAAGGATGATAGTTTTATTTTATCATATCTAATTCCATTGGGAGATATTAATTCTATAAATCTTGTGGGGGATTTCTTTCCACCTTCTGATATCCTTCTCTTACTTTCTTCTGAGTGTTTGTAATTCAGTTGTGGTGTTTGACCACCATCATTTAAATTGGTCAATGGACCAGATTCTAAATTAACTCTTCCAATACGCTGAATTATCTCTTTCTCTAGACGAAGGGAATCCATTTCCCCGAGGTTATCAAATATTTTTATTATTATTGGACTCTCACCTGTGGATAAAATACTTTCTATTAATCTGAATTTCTCACATTGGTTAATTTTGTTTTTATTTTTAACCTTTTTAAGATGGTGATTTAATCTATCACCATGTCCCTTTCCAACATAAAATGGCTCATAATCAAAAGAAATATCACCATAGTTAAAATTTCCACTCTTCAGAGGATTCAAATAAACATATACATAATACACCATAAGATATTTATAAAATATATTTAAGGTATATGAATATACATGGATTTTTTACCGACTAAATAAAATCTATTTGAAACATAAATGATCGCATAGTTTCAGTATTCGGTAAAACACTAGAATTAAAATAGATAACTCGAGAATTACCGCGATCAATTACTGTACAATATGAGAGATCATGTTGAGTAGATAGGTCATAAGCATGCTCGACTCTCTCAATCAGAGATCGTAATTTTACAATCAGCTTTGATAACGGCAATCCTTGAGACCTTTCTTCTGAAGATATGTTGTTATGTCTAATCATCCATCTTTTATTTATAAGAAGTGGGTTAAATTTTTGAGTAAGATCATAATTCATTTTACCATCAACATCATATGATTTCATATAAACCCAATTTGGATCTTTAGATGAATTATATGATGGACTAATAAATTCATATTCCAAATCTATATTAAACTCGTCTTCAACATCAATGAAAATATCTCGAATATTATTAAGCATATCAATATCTTTTTGAAATTCAGAGTGTTCAGAATATTTTTTAATAATCATAGATTTTTGGACAACTTTTTACAATGTGGAATATATATTAAAATCGAAGTGGGTTATTAACAGCATGACAAACTAACTTTGGCACGATTTTTGATAAACTAAATAAAAATAAAAATAAAATATGAAAAAAGACGTAATTATAGGGATAGATCTTGGAACAACAAATTCTTGTGTTGCTATCGTTGAGGGGGGAGAGCCAATAGTTATTACAAATAGCGAGGGTAAAAGAACCACACCATCGATAGTTGGATTTACTGATTCGGATAGAAGAGTTGGTGACCCAGCAAAAAGACAAGCAGTAACAAATCCAACAAAGACAGTATTTTCAATTAAAAGATTTATTGGAAAGGACTACTCTAACTGCACATCCGATGCAAAATTAGTCCCCTACAAGGTTGTTAAAACCGGATCAAATGTTCCGGGAGTTGATATTGATGGAAAGATTTATACTCCACAAGAAATATCTGCAATGATTCTTCAAAAAATGAAAAAGACAGCAGAGGATTATTTGGGATATGAGGTTACAAGGGCTGTCATCACAGTTCCGGCATATTTTGGAGATGCTGAAAGGACTGCCACAATTGAAGCTGGTCAAATCGCGGGACTAAAGGTTGAGAGAATTATAAATGAACCAACCGCAGCAGCTTTAGCATATGGATTGGATAAGAAAAATACAGATTCAAAAATATTAGTTTTCGATACTGGTGGTGGCACTCATGATGTATCGGTATTAGAGATGGGAGATGGTGTTTTTGAAGTAAAATCTACTGATGGTGATGTTCACTTAGGAGGTGATGATTTTGATAATGAGATAATCAATTGGATGATTTCAGATTTCAAATCTGAACACAATATGGATCTATCCAAAGATGCGATGGCTCTCCAAAGACTAAAAGACGCCGCTGAAAAAGCAAAAATTGAATTAAGCTCAACAACAGAGAGTGATATAAATTTACCATATATTACAGTAAAGGATAATGTCCCATTACACTTTGTTAAGAAATTGACAAGGGCTAAATTTGATCAAATGACCCACAAACTAGTTGACAGAGCTATAAACTGTGCAAAAACTGCTTTAAAAAAATCAAATCTAAACGAAAGTGATATTGATGAACTAATACTTGTCGGCGGATCCACTAGAATCCCATCCCTACAAGATGCTATCGAGAAAATGTTTGGTAAAAAACCAAATAAATCCGTTAACCCAGATGAAGTTGTTGCGATAGGAGCAGCAATTCAAGGAGCTGTCTTGACCGGAGGAATAAGTGATGTTCTTCTACTAGATGTTACTCCCCTAAGTCTTGGAATTGAAACTATGGGTGGAGTTTTCACAAAACTAATAGATGCAAATACAACAATACCAACAAAAAAATCAGAAACATTCTCAACAGCATCGGACAGTCAACCATCTGTTGAAATCCATGTCCTGCAAGGAGAAAGGCCAATGGCTAGAGATAATAGAAGCTTAGGAAGGTTTCATCTAGATGGTATAATGCCAGCCCCTAGGGGAATTCCACAGATCGAAGTTTCGTTGGATATCGACGTAAATGGGGTTCTATCAGTTCACGCGAAGGATAAATCAACTGGAAAGGAGAATAAAATTCGTATTGAAGGAGGATCACAATTATCAAAAGAGGAAATTGAAAGAATGAAAAAAGAAGCCGAAGATAACGCAGAATCTGATAAAATAGAGAGAGAGAAAATTGATAAATTGAATCAAGCAGATGCTTTAATTTTCCAAACAGAAAAACAAATTAAAGAATTTGATGATAAACTATCTGATCAAGATAAATCTGATCTAAAATCATCAGTCGATAGTCTAAAATCAGCACACTCATCACAAAATATGGATGAGTTGGAAGTATCTATGACTAAATTGAATGATACCTGGGCTAGAATAAGCACCAATCTATATCAACAATCTACACCTACAGATAATAGTGATCAACCACAAGATGTTAATTATGAAGAGGTAAAGTAAAGGGGGTAAAAAAGGGGGATTTTCATCCCCCTTTTTTAGTTCCTCTGTTGTTGTAAAGTACCATCTGTATTTCCCATAGACCAAATAAAAGGATGTCTTGATCTATTTGAAATCATTTTACCTTCCTTATCAAGATAAGCAAAGGTATCTACAAACGGATATCGATCAAAATTAACATTCGAAAGACCTATCGTATATTCTTCATCAGTTTTTATTTCTTCGCCTCTTTGTGCGGTAAATTTAACTTCCGAATTTTGAATTTTTTTATACCACCAATTATTTTTTTCGGCAAATTTCTTAAAAAGTTCTACGTCTTTATCATGGATAGTATAAACTCTATCCATGATAGTATCTCCCTGATCAGTCTTCCACAATAGAGCTCGGCCAGTTATGAAATTAGAAGAATACTTACCATTGATGATTTCACCATTATCATTGTAAAGGACAACTAATTTAATCTTATCCGGATTCTTACAATATAAATCAAAATAGTTTTTTGGCTTATTTTTCATACAAGAATTACCCAATGTTCCAGCTAGAATTGAATATTTGGTATAAAAATAAAATTCAGAAATCAAGTCACCTTCGATCACATCGAATTTCATAAAGGCATTATTTATAAGCTCGATCTCAGATTTATATGAATTAACAAACATCTCTATTTCTTTGTCAGAAAAGTCAATATCATTTGCCTTTAAAATACTCCTAACAAATCTACCTATTTTTACTTTATTTCGATTTGTAGTCCAAACTTTAGAAATATCGGGGGCATTAGTAACAATACACTCTTTATTTAAAATAACTTTCTTTCCTACTTTCGATTCATCAGTAGATTTAAAATACTCAAATAAAACATAAGTACCATGTGACCCAAGAGCCTCATTTGAAACTATACCTATATCACCCTCACTAGGCTCTTGAAAATAATCACCATCCATATCAATACCTAACCTATCAAAAATAAATTTATTTTTTGGAGATTTAATTAAAAATCTATCCTCCTCAATAACTCTAAATAGTGGCTTTTCACTTCCGATTATTTCGTTTGATTTAGCATCGGATATAAAAGTCACCATATCATCCTCACTCAAAATCAAATCAATATAATTTTGAGATGCGTTTATATCTTCACCTTTGATACTTATTAACTTTTTGGAAATTGGTGAATTAATTCTTAATAAAACTTTCTGAAAATTATCCGAATAATTAAAAATAGATTCATTTATTACCCTTTCCAATATAAATTCATTATAAGTAATCATCGGATTATATATTAAACTTAGGTGTGATATTTTCATATATTTAATAAACTTACGTTTAATATGAAGATATTGCTCACTCCGGAAGATATAGTGAAGAGGTGTTCTTGGGATAATTATGTTTATTATATTCTAGGATCTGACAAAGAAGGTGAAAAAATTCTAAAGGAAAATCAAGAATTTGAAATAACAGAAAGGGATGCTTTGATAATTGGTATTTTAAAAGTCATAGAAACGGACAATCTAATACACAAATTTAATACGTACATCGTTGATCTATTGACCAACAAATCAATTAATAATCAAAATCAAGTACTAATAAGGAAAAAAACTTTATCAATTGCTATAGATAAGTTTTTAGATAAATTCCCTGAATATTGGAACGCTGATCCATCCTATAAAAAAGGTCTTAAAGACTTAGAAAAGTATATGACAGAAATCAAATCAGATATTGAAGAATTGGAAATAACACAAGTTACTGATCAGTTCGGAACATATGATTTTTTGAGTTCAAATTCTATAAAAAAATTACTATCATTTAACTATTAATGAAAAAAGCAAAAGAAAATCAAGAAATTATTGAGGAAGAAATGACAAATCCTGCATCAAATCATGAGGTAGTAACGGATTGGAAAGATATGTACATTAGATTGTATGCAGACATGGAAAATCTTAAAAAAAGAATGTTCAAAGAGAAAGAAGATGCTATCTTAAATACTAAAAGTAAAATGATAGATCCGATCCTAGACATGGATAATGATCTTAACATTGCATTAAAATCATTTAAAGAAATTCCACAGGGTGTGAATCTAATAGTAAATAAAATAAAATCCTTTCTAGAGTCCCAAGGAATTAAGGAAATAGAAACATCAATCTATAATAAAGATCTACACGAAGTCATTAATATTTTAGAAACCGGTGACGGTGAAAAAGTAATAGATGTTGTTTCAAAGGGGTATAAAATCGGAGATAAAATTATAAGATATCCAAAAATTATATTATCTAGATGAAGGATCGTAGAGAAGTTCTAGAATTGATATATTCAAGTGATAGACCAAAAAAGACATCTCTAATGGATTACGATAGTGATATCTACTACAATTTACTATCAAATGGAATGGATAAATCAGATGGTGATAAATTTACCACAATTTGTAAATCTGCTATGAAATATTCTGAAATATTTAATGAAGAATTTTTTTTAATGGATCTACCAAAAGAAAAAGGACATAAATATTCAGAAAATACTTTATCCTTTGTTCTGCCATATATACGTAGAGTTTATTATCAATATTTCATCAAGCCACCAACTATCTTCAAGGATGAAAGACTAGAAGCATTTAAATTGACCTTTGACATAGAGGAATGTTTAATTTTCTTGAAAAAAAAATTAAAATCTAATATCTCTATTCTTGACAATTTTGAAAATGTTGATAAATACCCAACATTACTTTCAATAATATGTGATGATTTTATCTCATTGAAGGTTTCTGAAGTTAAAGAATTCACTAATATTAAATCAAAATTGAGAGAATTAAAAATTAAAAACGGATTAGGTATACATGAATAAAGACTATTATAAAATATTGGAAGTTGATAGATCAGCTTCATTAGATGAAATTAAAAAATCATACAGAAAACTCGCAATGAAATATCACCCGGATAAAAATCCAGACGATAAACAATCCGAAGATAAATTCAAAGAATGTGCAGAGGCATTTGAAATCCTATCAGACCCCGAAAAGAAACAACAATACGATCGATTTGGATCATCCAGCGGTAACAATCCTTTTGGTGGTGGGAGGGGACATGGATTCAATATGGAGGACATATTCTCTCAATTTGGGGATATTTTCGGTGGTGGATTTTCTGGAAGATCTAGAAGCAGAAAGGGTCCAGATTTGAGGGTAAAAGTTGATTTAACAATCAATGAGATAATCTCTGGAACAAATAAGAAGATAAAATTCACACGCCAAGATAAGTGTAAAACATGTGATGGGAGGGGCGGAAAAGACATGAGTACTTGCGGTCCTTGTAATGGATCTGGACATCGATCCATGGTACAACAAACCCCATTTGGGACAGTAAGACAAACTGTTGTCTGTACAATGTGTAGTGGAGAGGGGAAAGTGTCTAGGGAACCATGTAAGTCATGTCATGGTATGGGAACATCACCAAAGCAAGAAGTAATAGAAATTCAGATACCAAAGGGAGCTGTTGAGGGTACTCATATGTCTATGCCATCCTATGGAAGTTGGATAAAAGGTGGTGATTTTGGAGATCTTCAAATATTTGTTGAGGAAATTCCCGATCCAAATTTCAAACGAGAAGATAATAATCTAATATATGAACAAGAAATATCAGTGATTGATGCAATATTAGGTAGAGATTTTAAAATAAAAACACCACATGGAGATGTGTCCTTCACGATTAGCCCAGGAACCACACATGGTAAGTCAATTAAAATATCGGGCAAGGGAGTCCCTATACATAATTGGCATTTGGGAGATATGTATATACGAATATCCATTAGGATACCAAAAAATATATCCAAAGATCAAAGAGATTTGCTAATAAATCTCAGGAATCAGGACAATTTTAAATGAAGAGAATCGGATTATGTCTAATTGTTAAAAATGAATCACACGTAATACTTAGATGTCTAAACTCAGTCAAAATACTAATTGATTACGTTTTAGTATCTGATACAGGATCAACTGACGGAACGCAAGATATAGTTAGAAATTGGATAAGTAATAATAACATTCCCGGTGAAGTAATTCAAAATGAATGGGTTGATTTTTCTCATAATAGAACAATAGCATTATCTAAACTAAGAAAAGTAGATCACATCGATTATGCTTTAATGATCGATGCTGATGAAATTCTAATCTTCGATGATGGATTCGATCCAATAGAATTCAAATCAAATTTAGTACATGACATTTATAATGTTTCCACAATATTAGGTGGAATAATATATCCAAGACCACAAATAACTTCCAATAAAAAAGACCTGAGGTATGAGGGAGTTGTTCATGAATTTTTAGCCATGGAAGGAACCTCTGGATTAGCCACTGGATTTAAAAACCACCCACTTCAAGACTCGGAAAGAAACAAAAGTGGACCAGAAAAGTATAGAAAGGATGCATCTCTATTAGAAAATGCCTTACTAGATCCAGAATTAAATGAGTACATGAGGTCTAGATATACTTTTTATCTAGCTCAAAGCTATCGAGATTGTGGTGAAATAGATTTGGCAATAAAAAATTATAAAATTAGATCATCTCAAGGATTCTGGAGAGAAGAAGAATTTGTTAGCCTATATAACATAGCTAAAATAAAAAACGAATCCTCTACACCAAAAGAGGAAGTTTTACAAGATTTCTATAAATCATTTGAGCATTCACCACATAGGGTTGAGCCATTATATTGGATAATGCAAATATGTAGGTTACATGGATGGAATCAACAAGGGTATATGGTTGGTAAAATAGCTCTGAATAAATTAAATCCGCATATGGATGGATTGTTTATCGAAAAATGGATTTATGACTATGGAATCTTAGATGAATTCTCTGTTTGTTCCTTTTACAGCGGGCACGGCGAAGAGTCTAGAGAAATATGCCTAAGACTCTTATCCGAAAACAAAATGCCGGATTTCTATATATCTAGGATAAAAAATAATCTAAATTTCTGTGGTTAAAAATGTGGTTTCTTATCTCTATCTTTCCGACCCAAACAATGTAGAAGATTCACTTGGAGTAAATCTAAAATATATTAAAGAATATTATCATATTTTCGATGGAGTTAAGATAATTTATATCTCAACAGATATTGATTTAGATGAATCATTAAAATTGAAAATTGAAAATAATATTGGCCATCCCATATATAAATTTGTAAAAAATCACCCAACCAATAGAGAGTCCGAATATTTCATAGATCAATTAAAAAGTTTAAAGTCAGAAATGACACCAAAGAGTATAACTTTTTATCATCACAGTAAAGGATCTACTTATAAAAATCCAAATGTAGAAAAATGGACATCAAGTATGTATTATTTTAATCTACGAGATGAAAGTATTCAAATACTTGAAAAAAATCTAGGAAGTGAGGTAATATTTGCAGGAATATTTAGAGTAGATCATCCATGTCCACCATGGGTATATTCCGATTGGCATTTCAGTGGAACATTTTTTTGGTTTAGCTCAGGTTTATTTAATATAAATAATTGGGATGTACATAATATAGATAGATTCTCAACTGAATCATATCCTGGACATAAAGCAACAATTGATAAATCCATTAATATTGAAAATATTTCAAATGAGGGATGTGATTTACGATATAATTACTACTGGAAAAATATATTTCCTATGAATAAAAACTATGACAATTTTAATCAAAATACCAAAGATCTACAAAAAGAAGAATATAAAAAAGACATATCCGAAAAAGAATCTGCGTGGAATGGTCACTTTGATTTTGCAATAGATCTCACTAAGGTCATAAGCCCAAAAATAATAGTCGAATTGGGAGTTGATTGGGGATTCTCAATGTTTAGCTTTGCTTATCCAAAAATTGGAGAGGTATATGGTATAGATTGGTTCCAAGGTGATCCACATGCTGGATTAAGAGATACTAAGCAATATGTTTTGGATCTATATACTAAACTAAAAAACAAATATAAAATCAATGTAAATATCATAAAGGGTGATTTCACAGATATATCTACTATATGGGCTAAAAAAATCGATATACTACATATTGATGGATTCCATTCCTATGAATCAGTTAGTCAGGATTTTTATAATTGGTCAAAATTTGTAAATGACTCAGGAGTAGTATTATTTCACGATGTCGAAATATTTGAAGGTGTGAATAGATTTTTTTCACAATTAGAAGGATTTAAATTGATCAAAAATGGATCATGTGGCCTAGGAATCTGGACTTTGAATAAAGATATTTATGAAAAAATAAAAACAATAATATGAACATATTAATAACAGGAGTTGCGGGATTCATTGGATCGAGAATGGCAACATGGATACTTAATAATCAACCAGATTATAAAATAGTAGGAATAGATGATTTGAGTGGGGGGTATAAAGAAAATGTTGATAAAAGAATTGTATTCATAAATCGAGATATAAATAAATCTTTAGATGATATATTTAATCTATACAAACCAGTTTATGTATTTCATTTTGCCGCTTATGCCGCTGAGGGATTATCACCCTTCATAAGGAAATTTAACTATCAAAATAATCTAGTCGCAACTTCAAATATTGTTAATAACTGTATTACATATGATGTTAAAAGGCTAATTTTCACTTCAAGTATGGCTGTCTATGGAGTTGGAAATCCACCATTTGATGAAACTCACCAACCAATGCCGATTGATCCATACGGGATAGCCAAATTTGCCTGTGAAGAAGATATAAAAATAGCTGGCGATCAACACGGATTGGATTGGACAATAATAAGACCACATAACGTTTATGGAGTAAATCAAAATATCTGGGACAAATATAGAAATGTCTTGGGAATATGGATGAACCAGTATATAAATAACGAACCAATGACAATATTCGGAGATGGAAATCAAACAAGATCATTTTCCTATATAGATGATTGTTTAGAACCTTTTTGGAAATGCGCAATTCAAGAAAATACATCCAAGCAAATAATAAACATAGGAGGTACTAAATCATATTCAATCAACGAAGCAAATAGTATATTAAGAAAAATAATTGGTGATGGTGATGTTATTTATAAAGAAGAAAGACATGAATCCAAATATTCATACCCAACTTATAAAAAATCTATGGATTTATTAAACTATAAAGATACAATCGATTTGGAACAGGGATTAACCGAAATGTGGAATTGGGCAAAAATTCAACCCAAAAGAAAAACATTCACTTGGGATAATTTTGAAATTGAAAAGGGAATATATTCTTTTTGGAAAACTAAACAAATATCAGAACCGCCTCCCCAAAAGGAGTAATCCACTCCAAACTATAACTAAAAACCAATGATAGGTTATAAGACTTTGTTATTGACAATAAATCTTTAATATCTTTCAATAGTTTTTTTGATTCCTTATAATCATTATTAGTATTAAATCGTGGGGATATATAAACTCTATAAAAACTAGAATTTCTATACTTTTCTATTAATAAATTTGTCTCATTACTTAGGTGACATGCGTCTGAAGAATCCCACTCATTGAGTGGTCGCTGATTAAACTGCTTATGATAGGACCCATTCTCAATATATGATTTTATATAATTAGGGGATATTCGAACATCTTCCAATTTGTCTATTACATTACTTATTAGATCAGCATAATGGGGACAATCATATGATGAAGATTTAACTTTTATATCATCTATTTTAAATTTATTAAGTAGAATTTTAACATTATGGACATCATCCAAGGAATGAAATATATCACTCAAAATTCCTAAATTATAATCCTCATTAGATTCATTAAATCTTTTAATAATCATATTTTATATATTCAATTTGCAAAGATTAATATATAGAATATGGCAGACCATCCTTATGTACCATCTCAAGATGGATATACTCTAGAAGAATTAATTGATATAGTTCAAACCGAACTAACAGTTGCTTGCTCATTACCAAAAACTCTACCAGATAATGCCATCAGGCAAATTATAGAAAATAGAGCAATGAAATGGTTTTATAGAAATTATCAATACGCAGTTCAAAAAATGTACTTTAGAATATCCAAAGAAGCTTTCCACTCGGATGAGTTCACAAAGTTTAATTATATAAATGTACCATGCGAAATACAAACAGTTATCTATTTATATGAGGTCAGGAATGAGTCATTAATGCAATTAGGAATAAACAGTCCAAATCTATCTGTAAATTTAGGCGTCACCAATCAACCCTACTTGAGCTCATATGTCACTACAATTGGAGAATTGGGTGTCTATAAAACAATATTAGATTCAATGTCAGACATGCTAAACGCTTTGAATAAATATACCCTTCGATTTCATTTCAATCAATTAAGTCATCGAATCCACATCCTCACAAATGTTAAATATGATGTCATAATGGAAGCTTATGCGGAAATTTTACCTGAACACCTATTTAAAGATGATTTATTTATCAAATACGTTATTGGGTGGTCAAAAGTTCAATTGGGTAATTTGGTGGGAAGGTACGACTGGAGCCTCCCCGGTTCCGTGAAAATCAACAGTACCGAACTTATTAGTCAAGGAAAAGAAGAAATTAAAGAAGTAGAGGAGGAAGTGAAATCTCAGTCAAACTCAGGATTTTTTTTCATGGTGAAAAGATAAATACCTGGTAACTAGAATTTTACATAAATCAACTAGGGGAAGCTAATATTCTAATATGACATGGATATGAATTTTATAAAAGAATATAGTTCAGTGAAAAATGCTGCCGAATCTATTGGATCACCTAGTGTAATATCTGATTGTTGTAAAGGAAAATATAAATCCTCAGGTGGATTCATTTGGAGATATAGTTAATTATCAACAGATGAATCTTTATTTAACCATATCATCATTTTTAGATGAATCAACACTCATATTATTGATATCGGCGATAAGAAACCAATTTACATCACTAACATCATACTCAATTGAAATTTCAAAACTATCCTCAATCTCAGTAAGTATGTCCTTTACCAAATTTAATTCATTACTAGATTCTAAATAAAGATTCCAATTCTTTATATCCATTTTAATATATATTAAAATGGACTTGACTATGTGAGGCTAAAAAGAATCCAGATTTTTTCTTGGAGATGTTCCTAAAAAGAAATAACTCCAAATTAATTTTTATATATCCAAATATAACAATATCTAAATTCTCGATCATCCAAATCTTGTGGTGGGATTTCTCGATACACATCAACACCATCTACTATCCATTGATACATTATTTTATCTTCTAAACTATCTGGAATTTTACTTTGGATATCATTTGTATATGACGATCTTGGCCCATACATAACATAAAGACGATTTCCCACCCCCAAATCCCCAAATCCAAATTGAACCTCATAAGAGCTATTTACAAATTCTTGAATTTTTTTACACAATGAATTAACACAATAGATTATTTCATTATTTCTACTTCCATTCAATTTACCATGGATATTAATAATACACCCATCAATTTTTACATCATATTCAACATCAAGACCAAAATCATCATCTAGATCAATTAGTATCTCTTTAATAATGTCTAAGTCCTCTAAATCCAGGTTAGATGACTCCAAGAACAATTTCCAATTTTTGATCATTCTGTGATATACAACCAAATAGTTCCCCTTTTGAAGATATCGGTATTTAATTTTTTTCTCGAATCATCATCTAGAAAATAACTATATCCTATATCCGAGGTACGAGATTGTGATAAATTATCACCATCAAAACTAACAAACTTAGATCTATATCTCATCGGAATATTCATATCTGAGGAATGAAATGTTAATTGAAAATGACATATATAGTTTGTTAATTCTGTAACTTTATGACATAGAAGGCAAAGAAAATTAGTAAATTCAGTATTATTACCCATCTCTAATTCTCCAAATAAAGTCATAACACAAGACATCTCATCATCGATTCGATTATCATAATCAATTGATAATCCAAATTCATCCTCTAGTTCTGTAAATATATCTTTGGCTAGATCAAAATCTGAATTGGTAGAGTCTAAGAAGAGTTTCCAATTTCTAATCATTTTCTATATATAAAACTTTTTATAAATCATACAATACAAAATTGTGGATAAAATTATTTTTTGCCAAGGTGGACTAGGTGATCATTTAGCTCTAAGTACACTTCCCGAAGAATTTTCTAAATTGGGACATGATGTTTATCTTTACAAAAATTATTTAGTCAGAAATGACCAAATATTTAATCTAGTTTGGAGATTAAATCCTTTCATAAAGGGATTTTCCGAACAATGTCCAAATTCTGGACATATATTTTCGGACCCACCAAATGGATCTATTCCTTGGATGAGTCATGTCGAAAGAACAAATGGAATATTTAGTAATAATCTATCACCTAAAATATACCGACATCATAATAAAATAGATTATTTAAAAGATAAAATCATTTTGAATCTAGAATGTATATCAGCTGACTATGATATAGATAACATCATTAAACTCACAAAGGAGTTAATTAAAAATAAAAATATAGATAAAAATAATATTTTACATCTATGTATAAATACAAATGTTAATCAATACAAAAATAGCTTTCATAATCATAAAGATATACATTTTCCCATGGAATGTAAAAATTTAGATTACATTGTCTCATCACATTGTTTAGAACATTTGGAAAACTGGGTAGATGTCTTGGATTATTGGTATTCAAAGTTAAAAATAGGTGGTATTTTATTTCTCTATCTACCTGACTATTCCCAATTATATTGGAGACCTTGGAATAATAGAAAGCACAAAACTATATTTTCATCAAATATTATTTACGACTATATGATCTCAAAAAGATATAAAAATATATTTAAATCGGGAATAGACCTTAATAATTCATTTATGATTTTTGGAGAAAAATGTTAGTTAAAATTAAAGATAGAGTATTTGTTTTTAAAAATGAGCAGATTCAATATGATAATATGGGTACACAAATCACCACATCCATATCATTCACATTTGATATTATATCAAATAATAACTATAAAAAATTTTTTGTTGATTTATGGGACAATCAATCTTTGATAAGTTCTAAAAATACATTCACATCATCATATAAAATTGACTTATTCACTTCAAGATATAAAGCAATTGGATGTTTTATAAAAATGATAGATATGTCCGACACTGAGATCAAGCTATCATTCTCTTGTGATCTTTATCAAGAAATTAGCCTCCAAGAAAGAAGAGATATAGTACTAAATAAACTACTAGACTAAACAAATCGACGAAAATAGAAAATAATAATATGGAAAAAATACAAAACATGAAAATAGATTACATCAAAAAGAGCCAAGAAGTTAAAAATTCCGTTGATGATGAAGGTGAGGATGATGATTTTGGAAAAACAAAGAAGCCAAGTAATCAATCTTCAAAAACACCTGTTCTAGACACATATAGCCGAGATCTAACAAGATTCGCTGAAGAGGGTAAGCTAGATCCAATTGTCGGAAGGGGTAAAGAAATAGAAAGAGTTTCTCAAATTCTAGCGAGAAGAAAAAAAAATTCCCCTATCTTAATAGGTGAACCAGGTGTTGGTAAATCAGCAATTGCTGAAGGACTAGCAATTAAAATAAATCAAAGAAAATGCTCACGAATTCTTTTTAATAAAAGAATTGTAATGTTAGATTTAGCTTCAATGGTCGCAGGTACTAAATACAGAGGCCAATTCGAAGAGAGGATCAAAGCACTTATGGCTGAATTGGAGAAAAATGGAGACGTAATATTGTTTATTGATGAAATTCACACTATTATAGGAGCTGGTGGAGCATCGGGAACACTTGATGCGTCAAATATATTCAAACCAGCCCTAGCAAGAGGGGAGCTTCAAATCATCGGAGCAACAACCATAGATGAATATCGTCGATATATTGAAAAGGATGGTGCTTTAGAAAGAAGATTTCAAAAAGTAATGGTCGAACCTGCTTCAGAAGAAGAGACTTTGGAAATTCTTAATAATGTTAAAGACAAATACGAGGCACACCATAGCGTCAATTACACACCAGAAGCTATTAAGGCTTGTGTGGAATTAACTTCTAGATACATAACGGATAGATTTTTACCAGACAAAGCTCTAGATGCCCTAGATGAAGCTGGATCTAGAGTCCACATTTCAAATATACAAGTCCCCAAAGAAATTCTTGATGTTGAGAAGGAAATACAAGAAATAAAAGAAAAGAAAGCTGAGATAGTAAAAGCCCAAAAATATGAAGAGGCGGCAAAACTAAGGGATGTTGAAAGAAAACTCAATAAACTATTAGAAGATGCTAGACAGAAATGGGAAGAAGAATCAAAAGAAAATAGACAACCTGTAAATGAAGAAAATGTTGCTGAAGTTGTTTCAATGATGACAGGAATACCCCTATCCAAGGTAAGTGAGACTGAAAATCAAAAGCTATCAAAAATGTATGAAGTTGTTTCCGGAAGAGTAGTTGGCCAAGATGACGCTGTCAAGGAAGTCGTTAGAGCTATTCAGAGAGGAAGAGTTGGAATGAAAGATGAGAATAAACCAGTATACTCGGGAATCCTAATAGGAAATTCTGGAGTAGGAAAAACTGAACTAGCTAAGCAATTGGCCAAGTATCTATTTGATTCCGATGATGCATTAATAAGAATTGATATGTCAGAATATATGGAAAAATTTTCTGTTAATAAAATAATTGGATCTCCACAGGGATATATCGGATACGAAGATTCAAATGTTCTAGATAGAATTCGAAGAAAGCCATATTCAGTTGTTCTCTTTGATGAGGTCGAAAAAGCCCATCCTGATGTTCTAAATCTATTTTTACAAATGTTAGATGATGGGTATATGTCAGATTCACACGGAAGAAAAATAAGCTTCAAAAATTGTGTTATTTTAATGACATCCAATGTTGGAACTAGAATAGCAAAAGATTTCGGAGCTGGAGTCGGATTTAGCACAAATGCAAAATTAGAGTCGCATGATATCAATATCAAATCTACCCTCGAAAAAGAATTAAAGAAAAAGTTTGCACCAGAATTCATAAATAGACTTGATGGTATAATATATTTCAAGGATCTAGGAAAAGATGAGATAATGAAAATTGTGGACCTAGAACTAGTAAAAACATTTGCAAGAGCCAAAAATATTGGATTTACTATAACTATTGAGGAAAGTCTAAAAGACCATTTGATCAAAGTTGGATATGACCCAACATATGGAGCTAGGCCTCTAAAAAGAGCTATTCAAAGATGGATAGATGATCCAATAACTGACTATGTAATTGAACAATCTCCAAAATCTGGATCTGTTCTAATTCTATCATATAACCCCGAGATTGACAAAACGGAAATATCTGATAAGAAAAAAAGGAAAAAAACCGAAAAGTGAAAATTGCACTATTAATAGTATCCACTGGCAAGTATAAAATATATGTCAATGATTTAATAAAAACCTCTGATCGATTTTTTCTAAAGAATCATGAAGTGGAATACTTCATATTCACAGATGAATTAATCACCCTAGAATCGTCTAGGGTGATTAATCAAATTATAATAGAACATAAGCCATGGCCATATCCAACTCTTTTAAGATATAAACATTTCACAGACAATTCTAGTAAGCTAGATAGTTTTGATTACATCTATTATGTAGATAGTGACATGATATTCGAAAATGTTGTTAATGATGAGATATTCAGTGATATAACATGTGTAGTCCATCCGTGGTTCGTTGGTAACAGAGGAACACCTGAAAATAATCCAAAGTCTTTGGCATTTATATCAGATAAAATTAATTTTCAATACATGGCTGGGGCATTTTTTGGGGGATCAAAGGGATGTATGTTGAATATGTTTCAATTCATAGCAAATCAAATTGATATAGATTATTCAAGGGGATTGATAGCCAAATGGCATGACGAGAGTCATTCTAATAAATTTTTTATACTATATTCTACAAAAGTACTAACCCCCGAATATTGTTACAATAAACAATCACCATACTGCACAACTGTCAAATCGTGGATACCAAGAATAGTACAAGTTCTAAAAAATGAAAATGAAATGAGGTCATGAAGGATGTTAAAGTTAGATTTGTAGATTTCTGGCATGGATTTTTACCAGAAACATTCTATCTATATAAAATGTTACTGAAAACAGGATATAATATTATCTTAGATGATAAAGATCCAGATATACTATTCGGATCAGTATTCGGAAGGCATATCGATAGCCTAAAAGCTAAGAAAAAAATAATCTATACTGGTGAAAATATAAAATCTGACTTTGATAGATGTGACTACTATATAGGATTTGAATTTTCATCAGATAAAAGATACCTTAGACTACCAATCTACCAACTACATTGGGGAAATGCCACCAACGAACAAAAAGACTATTTCTATAAAAAGGATATTTCTACTCGAAATAAATTTTGTGCATTTATACATAGTAATTCAAATGCTCAAAAAAGAAATGAATTTTTTTCTAAATTATCAACTTATAAAAAAGTTGATTCGGGTGGATCAGCATTCAATAACATAGGATTTAAAGTATCTGATAAAATTGAATGGCTAAAAGAATATAAATTCTGTATGTGTTTTGAGAACTATTCAGAAAATGGATATCTCACAGAAAAAATTATAGATGGTATGTTAGGTGGATGTGTTCCGATATATTGGGGTAGTGAGTCTTGTAAAATAGAATTCAATGAGTCATCATTTATCAACTGGCATAAATATGGAAATGATGATGATGTAATAAGAAAAATTATTGAACTTGATAATGATTCAGAAAAGTATAAAAATCTATACAAAGAACCATATCTAATAAATAACACACCTAATGAATATATGGATGAGGAAAGAATTATTAACTTTCTAAAAAATATAATCGATGAAGTATGATATCTATTCTTATACCAATTTACAATACCCCAGTCGAGTACATTAAAGAATGCTTTGAAAGTGTTGATAATCAATCAATGCAAGATTATGAGGTAGTTATAGTCAACGATGGATCAGATGAAGAAATATCGAAGTATTTAGATTCAATACAGAAGGTAAAATACAAAATATACCACAAAGAAAGAGGAGGCATTTCCGCAGCTTTAAACTATGGATTAAATCTATGTTCGTATAATTTAGTATGTAGAATGGACGCAGATGATATAATGATATCCAATAGACTAGAAAAACAATATGATTATTTCAAATCTAATAGTGTTGATATTTTAGGATCTCAGATGGAATTGTTTGGAGACCAATCAAGCAAAACCAACCACCCGTTAATTATCCCAAGGGGCATAATGAATGTCTCTGATTGGTTTATGAATCATCCTACAATAATGTTCGAAAAAGATAAAATTATAAAATCAGGTGGGTATAATTCAAATTTCGATGGCCTTGAAGACTTAGAATTGTGGTGCAGATGTTTATCTTTAGGGTTCTCGTTGAGAAATTTACCAGATATATTAGTCAAACACAGGAGACACTCAAGTAACGCAACTGTCAAAAACAACATAAATGTGATAATGCAAAAAATCTTTTTCGTTAGAAATCACTATAAAATATAATTAAATTAAATGAGTAAAATCGAAATAGATCCAATAAATTTATGTCTCGTACTTGGAGATGGATTATTGGGATCTGAACTAGTTAAACAAACTTCTTGGGATTATATTTCTCGAAAAAAGGATGGATTTGATGTCTCTAATCCATCCTCATGGAAATTTAGTAATTACAAAATTATCGTTAATTGCATAGCCAACACAGACACATATTCAGATGATAGAGAGAGTCATTGGTTAGTTAATTATAAATTCGTACATGATTTAATACAATATTGCAATCTCCATAAAATAAAACTGATACATATATCAACCACTTATCTCTACTCTGATTCCGTAGATTATGCTTCAGAAGATGATATCCCAATTCATGGTAAAAATTGGTATGGATATACCAAACTTCTTGGGGATGGATTGGTTCAGCTACTATCAAATAATTATCTAATTTGCAGATGTATGCACAAACCTAAACCATTTCCTTATGACTCAGCGTGGATAGATCAAGTAGGAAATTTTGACCATCCAGACGTAATATCAGATATTATTATTAAATGCATACAAAAGGATCTTAATGGTGTTTATAATATTGGTACAGAACTTAAGAGTATGTATGAATTTGCTAAATTAACAAATCCAAATGTGGAACCAATTCTTGCTCCAAAAAATGCTCCAAAAAATTTATCAATGTCTATCGCAAAAATAAAAAATAAAATGAATGATTATTATTCTATAGACACTTGTCCAATAACAGGAGATAGTAAAAAAATACCATATTTTAATTTAGGAAATTTTCCTTTAGTAAATGAACTAAATAACACATTTGAAGAATCTATAAATTGTGAAAGATACCCATTGAGTATTAATCTATTTCCAGAATCAAGGTTAACAGCACTATCAATATCTATTGATAGTGGTAAACTATTTAGTGAATATCTATTTAAGTCTGGAGTAAATCAACCATATTACGCACATTGTAAAAAAATGTTTAACTATATTAAAGATATAATTGGTATAGATGAAAATGATTTAATTATTGATATTGGAGGAAATGATGGTACGCTTTTGGCTGCCTTTAGGGAAGAGTCTGATAAAAATTTAGAATATTTGAATATAGATCCATCTGAGAATATATCAAAACTATCAATAGAAAGGGGAATACCAACACTTGTTGAATTTTTCTCAAAAGAAACAATTAAACTTATACCAAAAAAAGCCAAAGTTATCACATCCACAAATGTTTTCCAACATCTTAGAGATATAAATTCATTTGTAGATGGTGTATATGGTTCATTACAAGATAATGGAGCATGGGTGCTTGAATTTCCATACTGGATATACGATATGGAGACAAATCAATTTGATCAAATATATCATGAACACGTCTACTATTACTCAGTTACACCACTAAAAATACTGATGGAAAAACATGGTTTTAGAATTGCTAGAATAGAAAAACAAACTATACATGGTGGTACGTTAAGATTAACAATGGTTAAAAACACATCCAATATCACATCAGATAATTCAATATTAAAATTCATTGATGATGAGAAAAAATATGACAATGTATATTACGTAAATTGGAATAAGAAAGTACGAGACTATCTATCCAATTGTAAGAATATAATAATGAACATAAAAAAGGATAACAAAAGAATATCAGCATTTGGAGCATCTGCTAAAGGATGTATTTTTATAAATTCATTAGGTCTTACACACGAAACTATTGATTTTATAGTAGATGATACGGATATTAAGCAAGGAAAATTTATGCCAGGAACCGGAATAAAAATAGTTAATAGAGAATTTATGAAGAAGAATAAGGTGGATTATCTAATAATATTAACTCATAACTTTTCTGAATTTATAATAAAAAGCTTAGAAAATGAATATCATGGTGATTTTATTACCTTTTTACCAGAACTTAAAATAATTAAGTCAGTATAATATGAATTCGATGGTTAGTATATGTATCCCGACATATGAAATGAAAGGTAAAGGAGTTGAATATTTAGAATTTTCTTTTAGTATATTCTCGCAACAAACATATAAGAATTTTGAAATAATAGTTTCAGATCATAGTGTGACCTCTGCAATAGAGGAGTTGTGTAATAAATGGAAATCCAATTTAAATATTACACACATCTATAATACAGAAGATAGGGGAATGTTTCCATCCAACATGAATAATGCTATTAAAAATGCTAATGGGTCGATTATCAAAATACTATGTCAAGATGACTTTCTATATGAAGCAAATAGTCTAGAAATATTAGTAGATAATTTTGAATTGAATAAAAAATATTGGATGGTAACTGCGTGTTGCCATACAAATGATGGTGTCAATATTATTAAACCATTTTATCCAATTTATCATAATAATATACAATATGGGAACAATACAATTAGCTCACCAAGTGTGCTGATGTTTAAAAATGAGGATGTTATAGATTTTGATGAAAATCTATTTTGGCTAGTAGATTGTGATTATTATAAGATGTTATATGATAGACACGATTTACCAGGTATTTGTAATATAATTACCGTTGTGAATAGAGAGGATCATTCAACGAGAGTCAGTGGAACAATAACAGAGGATATTAAAAGAAGAGAATATGACTATGTAGTAAATAAATATAAAATTAAAACATGATAACAGCTAATTTAACAGGTAATTTAGGAAATCACATGTGGAACTATGTAATAGCAAGGATAGTTGCAGAAAAATTAGGATATGAATGGGGAGTGCCACCATATCCAATATATGACTACCACAATGGAGACAATCAAATGTATTTTATGAATGTTGATTTTGGAAAACCCGTCAAGATAATTGGAAAAGACAAAGATGGTTTAAACAAATTTGAGGGTCAAATTCACACATATAGGGATAAACATAAAGGACATATTTATAATGGTGATTCATGTATCATAAATATGTATGATCCCGATGTCTTTAACATAGAAGATAATACGATGATACATGTGATGTCACAATCTGAAGATTATTTAATAGACAGAAGATCCGACGTTATTAGTTGGTTTTTAATTAAAGACGAACATGAGAAGGAATATCAAAAAAAGATGATAGAAATGGGTATATCATTAGACGATAACACATGTGTTATTAATTTTAGAGGAGGTGAATACAAATCAGTACCCAATCTAATACCTAACCAATCATACTGGAAAAATTGTATAAATTATATGAAAGGTATCAATCCTAATATGAAATTTATCATTTTTAGTGATGATCCACAATGTGCTGGGCAATTTATTCCTGGAATTCCTTGCTATCATATTGATATAGGTTTCGATTTTTACATGGTGAATAAGGCAAAATATTTAATAATAGCAAATTCTAGTTTTAGTTGGTGGGCATCTTGGTTAAATCAAAATGCAAAATTGATTTTGGCTCCAAAATATTTTGGTAGACATAATGTTAGTAATGGATACTGGTCACAGGGGGACTCTTACACTTCTCAATTTACCTATATGGGTAGGGATGGTGTAGTGTCTGATTACAATACATGCAAAAAAGAAGCTTTAGAATTTTACAAAATTAATAACCTATGAAAATTTACGATTGTTTTCAATTTTTTAATGAGTTTGATGTGTTGGATATAAGACTAGACACATTATATGACCATGTGGATTACTTTGTAATAAGTGAAACAAACAAAACACATTCTAATATGGACAAGCCATATTATTTTGATGATAACAAACACCTATTTGAAAAATATATGGACAAAATAATTCATATTAAGGAGTGTTATCCAGATGATATTCTAAAATTCACAAAGAAGGAAGAAAATAGTCCCTACAATAATATTTATAACAGCATATCTGATATCTATGATAAGGAAGAGCATGAGAATGATCTCAAAAAATGGCCAAATTTCTGTAGAGATTATCTACAGAGAGAGTTTATAAAGTTTGGATTAGTAAATTGTGATGATGATGATTTGATTATGGTATCTGATTTGGATGAAATTTCAAATCCTGATGCAATTGATCAAATTAGGAAAAATAGAATTGTAGACAGATGTTTACTACAGAATTGTTACTACTATTATGTTAATATGGTGGCTCATACTAATTGGTATGGCGCATATGTTGTTGAGTACTCAAAAACAAAAGAAGTATCATTAACACATCTTAGGAATGAAAGTAAGAACTATGAGAAGATAATCGATGGTGGATGGCATTTTAGCTTTGTTGGTGGGGCAGAGAGAGTTAAAAATAAAATTAAAAGTTATTCACATCAAGAATTTAATAATCCCAACATCTTAAATAGTATTGATCACAAAATAAATAACAATCAAGATCCATTTGGAAGAGGCAATAATACTTATAATAACCCAATTCAAACTTTCTACTATGAAAATATGCTAGTTACTGATATGAGTGAGTGTCCTGAAAAAATGGTAAATCTAATAAGAAAAAAATATAGCTATTTAATAAAGCAATGAACCTACTAGATCCAACATACATAAGAGATATATGTGACCACTCATTTGGAGATCATCCCGGATTAGGATTATATGGCGGATATATGAATCCAGCTAATATAGACAATCAAGAATTCATGAATAAGTATAAAGAATTGATTGGTAAAAAATCTTATATGACTCTATTCATTGATAGTATCAGATTATATAATAGATCTGGTATAAAATATTCTGCTGTAGAACTAATTAATGAAGAATCAAGGAAATATAAAGATAAAGTGGTAATTGAATATTTTAGAGAAAATGATCTTTTGGATCTATGCTCTAAACTACCAGATATGAAATTTGTTATATTTTCATTCTTTGATGATACTCCAATAGATGAATTTATTTTTGATAAAATTCCTGAAAATGTTATCAGTATTTATGCAGCAAATGCAATTTCATTTGGAGGTAAGGTAATACCAGTCCCATATGGAATACAACGCAAAATGAATGCATCGGATAATAGACACGATATTCTATTAAGTTTTATTAATCAAGAATATCAACCCACTAAACTACTTTATATGAATCATAATATTGGTCACAATCCTAATAGAATTAAAATAAATCAATATTTTTCTGATAAATCTTGGGCCACAATGCGGAACCCAGCAGGATCAAATGAATATGTCAATTACCTATCTGAGATAAAAAATCATAAATTTATGATATGTCCAGACGGAAACGCCATCGGATGTGAATGTCACCGAGATTGGGAAGTTTTATATATGAAAAGAGTTCCGATTGTAATAAGATCAAAATACCTTGAAAAAATATTTGATGGATTTCCAGTACTAATGGTAGATAATTTTTCAGATGTGACAGAAGAATTACTAATACAAAATGACCATCTATATCAAAAGGCATTAAAATTGGATATGAACAAATTAGACATTAGAGTACTGTATAATAATATAATTGAAGAAACAAAAAATAAACTAAAATGATGATAATAGATTATAAAAAGATAAATGATATCAGTACAGAATCATATATGAAAGATTTTGACTATCCGGGATATTCATCACCATTAGATAATTCACATCACTTCTCTAATAGTCGATCAAATAAAGGAGGAGAGCATTATAAACTATTAACATATTTAACAATGATGTTTGATGGTATAACAATACTTGATGTTGGAACAAATTGGGGAGATTCCGCCATATCGTTGTCTCAGAATCCTAAAAATAAAGTTATAACATATGACATTGAACATATATGGAATTATCCATTTTCTGTAAATTATCCGAATTTGGAATTTAAACTAATGGATATCATCAAAGAAAGTGAGGATATAATAATGTCTTCAAAAATTATTTTCTTAGATATAGCACATGATGGGATACAGGAAAAATCATTTACAGATCTATTATCAAAAATAGGGTACAAGGGATATGTTTTTTGCGATGATATTCATCTTCCTTGGGAACCTTTGATGGAGACTTGGTGGAATTCACTCAATATTGAAAAATATGATTTAACAGATATTGGTCATTCTTGGGGAACTGGATTTATAAATTATTATCAAGACGGAAATATTAAAATTATTAAATAACATGTTAGATTTAAACATCACAATAGTTTCTGTTTCGTGTATTAGAGTCATTGACTCACTAAACGCCATTAAAAAATCAATGGAGGGAATTAATTTTAGCGAATCTAAATTAATAACTAGTGAAAATATAGAAGATAGTACGGTAGAAATATATAAAATACCAAATTTGGACTATGAAGGATATAATAAATTTATAGTCTATGAGCTATATAAATATATTGATACTGAGTATTGTTTAATAGTTCAGGATGATGGATATGTAATTAATCCAGACAAATGGATGCCAAATTTTTTAGACTATGATTACATAGGGGCTCCATGGGCTTTACCAAATGATGACTTTAGTTGTAAAGATCCATTTGGGAATCTTATAAGAGTTGGAAATGGTGGATTTAGTCTTAGAAGTAGAAAATTGTTATCACTACCAACAAAATTGAATTTGGAATGGAAAAGCTATTTTGGATATTACAACGAAGATGGATTTTTCACCTGTCACAATAGACACTTATTTGAAGCAGAGGGATGTGTTTATGCTCCACTAGATGTATCTAAATATTTTTCACATGAAGCGGAAATACCAGAAATACAAGGAATTATACCATTTGGATTTCATGGGAAGTGGTCAAAATATTACAAAAAATAAGAATAATAATGGAGAATGAAAAAATTGCTGATATCTTATTAAAGTACAAAACAGACAAAAATCACGGATCTCGACAAAATAAATATGTTGATCTTGGACTATGGGAAATAAGCCAAAATCCAGATCCGTATATAGGTCACACATATGGTGAATCATATGATGAAATATTTGAAAATTTTGATAGATTATCTGAAATAAACATTCTAGAAATAGGTACACAAAAAGGCGGTAGCTTATTAGCATGGAAAGAATATTTCATTAATGGAAATATCTATGGTGTTGATATAGTCGATGCTGTATTAGACGAATATAGAAGAGACGATATATCATATATCACCTCAGATATTAAAAATGAAATTGTCAAAGAGAAATTAAAAGATATCATGTTTGATATAATCATAGATGATGGTAGTCATTATCTATCGGATGTTCTATTTGTTGTCTCCAATTATTTATCTAAATTGAACAAGGGGGATTTCTAATAATAGAAGATTGTCAAAATCCAGAACACTGGGTTAATGAAATAAGTAAAATAGTTACTCATGAGACTATAACAACTAGAGATTTGAGAAATGCTCCAAATCACAATTATAACCACTACGATAACTTCTTAATCATTATAGAAAATAAACTATAATAATAAAAAAAATATAATAATATATGGATAAAATTATAATAACGGGGGGGTTGGGATATATAGGAAGTGAATTATGTAAGTTATACTCTGGAGAAGCTAGATTTAAAGAAATTATTGTCTTAGATTCTCGATTTGTATCTGAAAGAGTTAAGCAAATAACAGACTGGGGAATGCAATTTATACAAGGAAGTATATTAGATGATGTGCTAATGAAGAAAATAATGGATGGGGCGACACTGATATATCATTTAGCAGGAGTAACTGACGTAGCATATACAAAATCAGGATCTAATACTGAAAAAGATAAAGAAATCAAAGAGTGTGGTGTAGACGCAACAAGGATTATTATGAATCATACACCACCAGAGTGCAAAATTATATTTCCATCAACACATGTAGTATACGAAGGATTAATCGATACTAAATTTAACATAGAGGAACATGAGGCAGTTAGTCCTATACTAACATATGCTACTAGCAAAGTACAATCTGAAATAGATTTACAAAATTCAAATTTAAATTATATTATAGTTAGACTAGGTTCAGTATATGGATATTCTACTGACACGATGAGAATGAATATTATGCCTAATTTATTTTCTAAAATTACATCACAAAATGGAACAATTAGTCTATTTTCGGGTGGTGTCCAATATAAAAGCTTAATTGGTTTGATAGATGTTGTGAGATCGATGAAATTTTTAGGAGAATCAAATATTAATAGAGAGATATTTCATTTAAGAAATGAAAATATGACAATTAAAGAAGTGGCTGAATTATGTAAAAAATTCAACCCTAATGTCAATATAGTCGAAACAAATGATGAGATACCAAATCTTGGATACACACTATGTAATAAAAAATTACTATCAACTGGATTCAAATTTCAATATAATATTGAAAAGTGTGTATCAGAGATGATTAAAAATTGGTCAAAAAAAGATCAACCAGATGAACTAGAATATATTATAGAAGGAGGAAAGGAGTATATAGATGATCGTGGTAAAATATCTAATTATGAATTACCAGAGCCAATAAATTTAATTGGATATATAGAATCAAAATCCGGAAGTGTCAGAGCTAATCACTATCACCCAATACAAGAGCAAAAATGTTTACTAGTATCCGGTAAATACATTAGTGTTATAAAAGATCTATCTAAACCTAACTGTGAGATAGAGACAAGAATAATAAAAGCTGGTGATATCGCTGTAATTAGACCCAATGTGGCACATGCGATGGTTTTCTTGGAAGATTCTATTTTTTTAAATTTAGTTCGTGGAGAAAGAGAACATGAAAATTATGGAATTACTCATACAATTCCATATTTATTAGTCGATGAAAATTTTAGAAATAGTCTAATAAAAAATTACAAAGTCAAATGTAGGTCATGTGAAAGTGAAAATCTTAAGAACATTGTTTCATTGGGAATGTCACCACTTGCCAATAACCTACTATCCAACATAGAAGATGAGGTTGATATGTATCCTTTAGAAATAAAACACTGTCAAAATTGTCAAAATGTCCAGCTATCATTTGTTGTTCCCCCAAAAAAGATGTTTGATAATTATTTATATGTATCCTCAACAACGGAATCATTTAAAAAACATTTTAAAACAGCTGCTTATGAATTCATACAGGAATTTAAATTGGATATCAATTCACTAGTAGTTGACATTGGTAGCAACGATGGTATTTTTTTGAATCCCATGAAAGAAATGGGGATTAGAGTGGTTGGTGTAGAGCCAGCAAAAAACATTTCTGATATTGCTAATAACAATGGAATAGAAACCATCAATGATTATTTTAATCAGAATGTTGCTGACCAAATTGTTAAAAAACATGGCAAGGCAAATATTGTTACATCATCAAATGTATTCGCCCACTCGGACGATCTAGTTAATATGGCAAAAATCACATTTAATAGTCTATTAAAAGATGGAGGTAGTTTTATTATAGAGGTTCAATATCTACTAGATACTATTAAAGATATGACATTTGATAATATCTACCACGAACATGTTAATTATTGGTCCGTAACATCACTTTCTAACTTTTTCAAAAATTTGGGACTATCTCTCTATAAAGTGAAACATATTGATACACATGGTGGATCAATTAGAGCATACGTCAGGTCAAAATTTGGTGACAATGATGATAGTATAAAATCATTTTTACAAGCAGAAGAAGAATTTGGAATATCCAATCATGAGACATATAAGAATTTTGCTAAAAGATTAAAAGTTATAAAGTCAAATGTTTTATCAAATATGAATTTATTAAAATCCAAATTCGGTAAAATTGCTGCTTATGGATCACCAGCTAAAGCAACAACCGCTCTTAACTATTTTGGTATTGATAATACCATGATAGATTATACCATTGAAGATAATCTACTAAAAGTTAATAGATTTATACCAGGCGTAAATATTCCAATAAAAAATAAAGAATATTGTTTTAACAATCTACCAAATGTAATAATTGTATTGGCTTGGAATTTTTTCGAAGATATTAAGAAAAATAATAAGGAATTAGTAGATAAAGGGGTCATATTCTTAAACATAAAGGATTTACAAAATGATGAGATTAGTATATGAAAATAATAGTAGGATATAACGGATTGGTTGGACAAACTATTATGCAATCGAGAGAATTCGATCATCATTTTAATAGTAGTAATATTAATACCTTTGATGATATTGTAAATGATGGGGATGATATTTTTTTATCATGTTTACCATCTTCTAAACGAATAATCAATAAAAATATACTTGATGATTTTAATAATATCATAAATATCATAAATATTATATCGAAAAAAAAATACTCATCAGTTACATTAATCTCAACAATAGATGTCTATACTGATTCTCCTATTGGAAGCAAAGAGGACTATAAACCAAATATTTCTAAACTAGAATATGGAAGTAACCGATACCTATTTGAATTGATGGTCAGAGAATTTGTTAAATGTGATGATCTTAAAATATTCAGACTTGGAGCTCTGTTCAATAATCTTCTTAAAAAGAATATATTATTCGATTTGATAAATGAAAAAGATTTTGATATAAATATAAATTCTAGATATCAATGGTATAATTTAGATAATTTACATAGTGATATTGAAAATCTATCCAAGAAATATCCAAATGAGATTTTATTTAATCTATTTACAGAACCAATTGAAACATCTGACCTAGTATCACTATTTCCAAAAAATAAAAGTAAGATAATTTTTGGTGATAAAATTGATTATAATTATATGACCAAGTTTAATTCTAATGGATATCTTCACACAAAGAAAGAATTAATGCTTGAAATTAACAATTTAATATCCAATAAAATAAAAATGAAATATGATAAAATTTAATATTACAACAGAGAACTCAGTTGATCATTGGCCTCACTTAGATATGAACGGAAAAATTCTCTTAGATCTTGGATGTGGTAGAGCTATCGCTCACATAGATGAATTTCAACAAAGTCCAATTTTTTTAGGAAGTACCGCTGCAAAGGTAATAGGTATTGATGGCAATCCACAGGGAGGTCCACTTATAAATACTTGGAATAACGAACCAAGTGAAATAGAGAGATTGAAAAAATTTGTAAAAGATAATTCATTAAATAATGATAATAAATATACATTTATATGGAAGATGATACAGTCTCCCGAAGACTTGATATCTCTAATTAAGGATAATAATGTCACAGCTATTAAATGTGACATCGAGGGATACGAAACAAACTTTTATACTCTAACAAAAGAAGACATGAACTCAGTTGAAGTCTTTGCTCTTGAGTATCATACATATGATATTTTAGATAATTTTATAAGAAAATTTCAAGAATGGGGATTTACTATCTATGGTGAGGGAAAATTCACCTATGTTAACGCTCCCCATGCTGGAGTTTTATTAGCAAAAAAATAAATTTAATTATGATACTAAGAGAAGTGTGGGAAAAATCAAGAAAATTTATCACAGAATATACAGGAAAAGAACCAGGTACAAATGGTGAAAGAAATACAACACAATATGATATTGACAAGGGCAGTATCCACAGCTATCTTGAAACATACCACGACCATTTTAATAAGTATTTAGGAAATCCTATTAATATTCTAGAGATAGGAATTTCGGGAGGTTGGAGCTTATATATGTGGAATCAATATTTTGATAAAGGTAGTAATGTTGTTGGTATTGATATTGATCCATATAATTTAATCTGGAAAAATGAAGACAATAGGGTAAAAATGATATTCTCTGATATCAATAATACAAATAAGGTTAATTCAGAATTGGGGGATATGAAGTTTGATATAATCATCGATGATGGTAGTCATGTATTTGAGGATATGGCTAACACATTCCATTTTCTATATGATAGATTAAATAAAGGAGGCACATATGTTATTGAGGATGTGGACGGAAATTACCCAGATAAAGTCCAATTGATAATGAACAAACTATCCCAATATTCACCAGAGATGGTGGACTTGAGAAATGTTAAGGGGAGATATGATGATATGCTAATCATAGTTAAAAAATAATAAAAGACAAAAATGAATATAGGATTTATAGGACTTGGAAAATTAGGATTGCCATGTGCTCTAGCTATCGAGAAGAATGGACATAAAGTATATGGATTTGATATCAATTCAGATGTCGAAAATATTCTAAAAATAAAAAAACTCCCATACAGAGAAGAGGGAGCTCAAGAATTGCTTGAAAACCATAATATAAAATGGTTAAGTATTTCTGAAGTGGTTTCAAACTCAGATATAATATTTGTTCCGATACAAACTCCACATAGTGTGAAATATGAAGGATCTACAAGAATTCCAGATGAGAGAATGGATTTTGACTACACTTGGTTAAAAAATGGAATAAAAAGTCTGTCAGATGAAATAAAAAAACAAGGAAATGATAAAATTGTTGTAATAATATCCACAGTTTTACCTGGAACTATAAGAAGGGAAATAAAGCCTTTATTAAATGATCATGTAAAACTATGTTATAATCCATTTTTTATAGCAATGGGTACAACAATTAGAGATTTTATTTCACCTGAATTTGTTTTATTTGGAGTCGATGATGATAACGCTTTCAATGTAGTAAAAGAGTTTTATTCGACAATTCATAATAAGCCTGTGTATAAATGCACAATCGAAGAATCGGAAATGATCAAAGTCACATATAACACATACATAACAATGAAAGTGTGTTTGGCTAACACAGTGATGGAATTATCACATAAATTGGATAATATCAATTGTGATAATGTCATGAAGGGATTATTTTTAGCTAACGAGAGGTTAATGAGTAGTAAATATTTGTTGGGTGGGATGGGAGACGGAGGCGGCTGTCATCCTCGCGACAACATAGCACTGTCTTGGTTATCAAAGAAGGTAGATTTGAGTTTTGATTGGTATGATAATCTAATGATGTGTCGAGAATATCAAACTGAATGGCTATCTAACATATTAATAGAAGAGCAAAATAAAATCAACTTACCAATAATTATTCTAGGCAAGACCTTTAAAAAGGAAACTAATCTCATGGTTGGTAGCCCATCTATTCTTTTAAAAAATATTTTAGATGAAAGAGGCATCAAATCGACAATGTACGATCCATGGATTGATAGTGAAGATCCTCCATTATCACAACCATCAATATTTTTTATCGGAACAAACCATGATGTCTTTTTGGAATATAAATTTCCTATAGGATCAACTGTTATTGACCCGTGGAGATACATAAAAGAACAAGATGGAGTAAATCTAATAAAAATAGGAGATTCTAGAAATAAATAAACAAATGAATATATTAATTACCGGCGGATCTGGATTTTTCGGATCCAAATTAACTCAAAAATTCTTAGAAAGAGGCGATAAAGTTACTGTATATGATAATCTTTCTTTCGGAGAGGATGGACATAGACCATTCATTGGAAATGATAACTATAATTTGGTAATTGGCGATGTTACAGACTTTGATAAAATAGGAGATGAGATATTAAAAAATGATATTGTTATCCATATGGCAGCACTTGTCGGTGAACCAATTTGTAAAAAAAACAAAGATATTACATATGAGATAAATACTAAATCATCAGAATTTATATCCAAATTATGTGATGATAATGACATACAATTTGTTTATTTAAGTACATGTTCAAACTACGGAAAAAGCGAAAAAGAAGTAGATGAGAATTCAATACTAAATCCACTTGGACTATACTCAGATTCAAAAATAAAGTCGGAGGAATATATACTAAAGAACACTAAAGGATCATTAGTACTAAGAAGCGCAACACTATTTGGAGTCTCACACAGAATGAGGGTTGATTTAACAATAAATCAATTTTTATATGAAATAATTAATGGTGGTGGTGTAAGTGTATATAGTGAATCATCTTGGAGGCCATACATCCATGTTGAAGATGCTTGTAATATGATAATTATTTCTATTGAGAATAAATTAACAGGTGTATATAATCTTGGAAGTGATTCATTAAATTATACTAAGGGGCAAATAGTGAGTGAGCTATTGTCATATTACAAAAATATTGGATTGCCAGATTTTAAAATAGATCATGTTGATTGGGATGACCCAAGAGATTATAGAGTAAATTTTTCAAAAATAAACCAAGTTATAGATTATAAAATAAAATATGATTTAAACTACGGAATAAACGAAATATATGAATATTTAAATAGTGATTCTTTTAAGAATAATACATCGATCACAAACAATTAAAATAAAATATGATAGAAGCTAGACTAGGTGGGAGACTCGGAAATCAGATGTTTCAATATTCAATAGCAAGAATAATAGCAGATAAAAGGAAATACAATTTCTATATTCCTGGCATTGGTTCTAATCCATTACCATATGAAGAAGATCCATCTCACCATATACATAAATATTTCCCAAATATCGATATGGGTATTAAAGACGGTAATTGCACATCAAATTATCAAGAAAGTTCAAATCAATCCTACAATCCAAATATCTTTAATGTTTCAGATTATACTAGAATTTGTGGATATTACCAAACAGATAAGTATTATGTAGGATACGAAGATCAAATAAAAGAATGGTTTAGAATTGAGATGGATAATGATACAAAAATGTTACTTGATAAGTACCCAATAGAGGATTATTGTTACGTACATTTAAGAGCTTATGTTTTTGGAGAAACAGACCATCTCGGTCGCAAAACACACACTTCAGAAAAATATTATCGAGATGCCATAGATAGAATTAAAAAGGAAAAAAATGATATTAAATTTCTAATACTCACCGATGATATAAGAGTAGCAAAAAATGTCCTACCAGAATATGAAATCATTTCTAATGAGATGATGGTAGATTTTAAAATGTTATACTATTCAAAATACTGCATAATGTCGTGTTCTAGCTTTTCGTGGTGGGCAGCATGGCTTAGTGATAAATATATAGCTGTGGGACCTGAAAACTGGATCAATTATGATTTACCTCATCTAGGTTGCTTTCCAATTGATATAAAAACAAATAAATTTGTATATGTCTAAAGTTAATCTAGGAAATGTTACATTAGTTTCAATGACATCTGTTGATATCGAAAATACAATAGAGGCTCTAAAGTATAGTTGTAAGGATGTTAATTTTGGGTGTGTTAAATTAATAACACATGAAAATCCTAAGAACCTTCCAAGTTTTATCAAATATGAATATATTGATAAAATGAATAGGGATGAATGGTCTTATAATTCTCTATTTAGACTACATGAGTATATTGATACTGATTTCATGGTATTAATTCAACCTGATGGATTTGTAGTAAATGGTCATTCATGGAAAGACGAATTCTATGAATATGATTATATTGGAGCACCATGGGGATTTAAAAATCTATTCGAAAGAGGAACTAATAATACTAAGGATTGGCTAATAGATAGAGAAGGTAAGATAATAAGAGTAGGTAATGGAATATCATTGAGAAGTAAGAAACTATTAGAAATACCAAGCAAATATAATATGCCGTGGGTTGCTCGAGATGGTAATTACAATGAAGACACACAAATATGTATTTGGAATAGAGATCTATTTTTAGATCATGGAATAAAATTTGCTGAATATGATGTGGCAAAATATTTTTCACAAGAAGAGCATTTTGATGATTACCAAGGAATAAAACCATTTTGCTTTCACAATTTCGGGGGTAAAAATGAAATATATAAAAATCTATGGTAGACTTAAATGATAATTTCTAAAATTCAAGGCGGTATTGGAAATCAAATGTTCCAATATGCTTATTCTAGACACTTATCACTCAAATACTCAATAGATCTTTTTTTAGATATAGACTTTTACAATCTTAATCACGGTTATACAAATAGAAAATTTCTATTAAATAATTTCAAAATAGAATGCAAAACTAAATCAAAAAGTAACGAACATATAATTTTTGATACATTTTCGTATAGAGAAAATAATATAGATCCAAAAAAATCATATTATATTGATGGATATTGGCAAAGTGAAAAATACTTCATTGACTCCAAAGAATCAATAAAAAAAGATTTTAGTCTCAATAAATCTAAACAGGATGGAAATATTTCCATCCATGTTCGAAGAACAGATTATATATCATCAAATGGATATCATCCAGTACAGTCAATCCAATATTACAAAAATGCAATTGATTACTTAGGAGAATATAATCAATTGTTAATTTTCTCTGATGATATTGGTTGGTGTGAAGAAAATTTCAACTTCAAAAATATGATATTTATCAAAAATAATAGTGAAATAGAAGACCTATCCATGATGTCGAGTTGTGATCATAATATAATAGCAAATTCATCATTTAGTTGGTGGGGAGCATGGCTTAATATCAATCCAATGAAAAAAATCATATCCCCATCCAAGTGGTTCGGGGATCATGTAAATATAAGTGATGCTGATATAATCCCAAATGAGTGGATAAAAATATAATTATATTTTCTGTATTATAGTTGGGACCTGCCCCAATTCTAGAACCTTGGACTTATCCAATAAGAATTCGACCCCATAGAAATTAAAATTAAAAGACATGGTGAATTCCTTAGAGGTTACTTTTTGTTGAGAATAATCAAATTTATTATCACCAAGAGAATTTAAGATAATTTCATAGAAAACTATTTTATAAATACCATCTCTGTGTATATCAAGAGCAGTTATTGTAAACGGATTAACATATAAATGATTCACATCTAAGTAGTTTTTAGAAACAATGTCAAACATCAACCAGTAATTAATATCAGCATCCACTGAAGCAAAGGTTATATCCAATTGCCTAGTAGTCACAATATCTTGAATATTTGTGGCTGGTTTGTATTGCCTTACCTTACCACGAATCAAACTTTGCTTTGGCATATTAAAAGACAGACCAGGAAAAGAAACTGACTTAATGGTAGAATTTAAATAATCAATTACATTATCATATTGAATCCAATTTTTTTCCAATATGGGAGTATAAGATTGTATAATCTCACTAGGTACTAAATTTGGAGGTAGGTTAAAAGCAAATTGGGATCCTTGACTATGCAGCCTCATAACTTATATATCACTTTTTCTTAGTCCTGATTGATTGATTTGTTGGTTTCTTTATGGTGGGGATATCCTTTAGGTCCTTTATTCTTCTTGTAACAATAGCAATTCCATCAGATGGATTTGGATCCTCTATTATAATTGGTATTTGGCCAGGGTTATTAACAACATTACCGTCCTCAATGCCTTCTGTACTGTCTAGATTTATAAACATACCTGAATATATTGTATTCACAACTCCTTGATTCGTAGTTGTTATGTAAAATAAACTACTAGAACTTAATTTTGACTTAGATTCTGTAGATGGCTTTAATAGATTTTTAATGTCTAAAAATTTAGACTCCGGGACCTTGAATTGACAAACACCATTTTTAGGAGATGTTTTTTGATCCATATATTGAATAAATTCAATTTCATTTTTATCATTTCGAAAAACTAATTTTAATTCTTGACAATTCGTCAAATCCAATGGAGTGATCGAGTCCACAGTTTTAAATGCAATATGAAATCGAAAAATATTATCAAATGGTCTTATTCCTAATTTCAATTTCCCAAAATAATGATAGTTCTCTATTTTATTTTGGGAAATTCGATTTGTAGCTGATTCTGAAAAAGCTGAAATGTTTAATAGATTTATCAAAGATGGCACAGGGACTTTAACCCTATTCTCAGGTTGGGGCGATTTCCCCAATTGATCTAACCCATAAAAACCCAATTTCTTTTTTGAATATATCTTAGGCTTGAAAGTATCTCTAACTAGTATTTTTTTAAGATTTATTAAATACTTTGATAGTTGATCCGGGGTCATACCATATGCTGACCTAATAATTTCTATAGTACCATCAACCCTATTCAATAATTTCATCTCAACATCAATTATTGCCTTTGTACTTGAATATTTTATGATAGGTCTCCATTCTATTTTTTGGGAAAAGTCCTCATCAGTTTCAACAAGTATCGTAGTTGGTCTACCACGGACATTTTCTTCAAATAATGTTATGGTATATTCAGTAATATAAAATTTATTTATTGACTTAGAACTATCTATAAATTCAACAAAATTTGAAAAACTACCATCATACTCAGGATAGATTTCAAAATAATCACCACGGCTTGATTCCTCAATAACTAATTTAAGAGATTCGATTTGTGGCAATTGCGGAAACTGAGTAGTTAATTTTTGTGATGTTATGTATGTTTTGGTCGACCCAATATCAACTATTTTACTAACAAATTGAAAATCAACAAATATTGGCGCTGTTAGTGATAGACCAGATGGTCCAGATAAGTTATAATTTATTGAATCGGGGGTCGATGACCCACCATCTCTCTGCAAAGCAACAGCATAAATAGATGGTATGTCAACTTGAATGAATTTATCCCATGTCCTATCTTGATATAAAAGAGGTGGTGTGAAAGACGATAAAATATCTAATTTTTGCAAATCATTCTGATCAAAAAAGAAATTCGATACCTCGAACAATTTTTTATTTTGGTAGTCTAGGGTATAAATTTTAAAATAGACTCCTTGGTGCTCTCCAAATTGGAAATTAGAGGGTAAATATATCTTCAATCTATCATGTCTGATCCCAGGACTACTAAAATCCTGAACTGATAGAAATGGAAACTTATATAAATCAATTTTAGCCCATTTTCCCTGAACTGGATCAATTCCAATTAATTGGCTTGTGATATCATTATTAGTCATGGTCACATCACCTCCAATATATGATCTCATACCATTCCTAGAATCATCTAATATTTTATATTGTTCTAGTACAACATTATTTGGATCATAGATCCACTCAACCAAAACATCTCTATTTACTTTTTTAAATATAGATTTTATCATAAATTATATATTAATTTCCTCCACGTAGTAGATTCTATCTCTGTCATCAGTGTGATCTGGTGGAGCAAGGTTAATACCAATGCCGGATTTTACCTTATTGAAGTTATCCAAACTATTTTGTCTAATAACCCAATCAACTTTTCTAACTTTGTGTGGATGAGGTTCAATAAATTTTGCACATTTCTTTTGTGGTGTTACATATGGATACCAAGGAGTTCTTTGATTTAATGGAATAGACTCTGGAAATAAGATATTCGGAGGAGTTCCATAGCAATTAACTGGAGTATCTTGTGGATAATAATAGACATCAAAATTCTTTATCTCGACCTTCTCATATATATGAGCGGCAAAATTTGGCCATTCTGATTTTTTCCAATAGTTTGCATTATTTAAATTTGAATATGTTTCCTTAAACTCCTGGATAGCCTGATCTTCTGTATCAGCAGATACAATTCTATATTCAGCTAAGTTTTCACTAACTGGTTTATCACCTCTAAAATTGCCATTTTTACCAATATATTGATCATAAACAGTAATAGGACCATCAACAATTTTATACTTACCAACCTGCTCATCAGGAACTAACATAATCACATCATTTCGTATAGGCTCCCCTGTGGTCAAACCTAATTGTAATAAAGCCCCATTTGTAATTGGGAATCCAGGCTGTATTTCATATTCAACTATTTTTCTAGATTTAGCATATGTAGCTTCTCCCCTTAAAATAGCAACTGATTTTCTCTTCAGTACCCATATCTTACCACTATTGATGGATATTTGTGGCTCTGAATATTGACTAGGCCAATCATTTGGTATATTAACTGGGCTATCCTCATACTTTCTAAATATTGTCGAAGGTACTATCTTATCAATGAATTTTTGCCTATTTTTAGAATCAACCAAAAGTGATATTTTACTACCAACTCCTTTTTGTTTAATCTTTTCTTTAGATATTTGAGAAATTTGTTTTATTTTCTTCTCATCAAATGATTCTTCGACTTGGGGATTAGGTTGAGCTGGCAACTGCGAAATGGAAAAATCTGATTCAAGTTTTCTCACATTCGAATCTGAATCATATGGAAGAAACAACCCACTATAAATTATAATTTTACTCTCAACCTCATCAACACCAGTTATATAAAATATATTATACCCAAGTAAATTAATCTTTTTCAAATCATTATATTTTACTTTAGGTATTTTAAAAACAACCTTTCCCAATTCAAACTCATTTTCATCAGAATCTCTGTAGACATCAAATTCCAAGACTTTATCATCAGACTTAACAACTAGTTTTAGATTAATAACTCTATTTAAATCATAGACTTGATATCCCAAAAAACCACCCTTTTCTAGAATTGAAAATTTCAAAATATTATCAAATGGGTATAAAGGAACAATAATTTTATTCAATCCCATCCAATTAACCTTTTCAAAAATAATATTATCTGATCCAGTATGAACAGTGTAATCATTAGAATATATGTTAAATGGTAATTTCTCAAGTATAAGAATTGGTTTTGTTCCAAATGGATTATTACTAATAGTTGGTTGCAATACATCCTTTATATTATGAACCTCGGTTCTTAAAGCCTTTCTTAGATTTATCTTAGAAAGGCTCCTAGAATACTTAGAGATATTTTCCACATTTATCCCCCAAGAAGATCTTCTTGATATTTGAGCACCATTTATGTTATCTATTAACTTCATAGTAACATCAATAACTGCAGTTGTTGTTGAGTACTTTATAATGGGTCGATACTCAATAGGCTGATTAAAATTTTCCGTAACTATATATGTTTGGGATTTAGTTTTTATATTTTTTTCGAATAAGTCTATTGTATATTCTAGATAATATCTATTACCAAGATAATAAGATTCATTTAAAAATATGTTCAACTCTGCCAAGCTACCATTATAAATACCATAAATAACAAAATAATCTCCTTGACTAGATGGCTCGATGACTACTCCAATATTTTCAAAATCTGGAGTCTGTGGTACGCTAGTAGTAATTCGTGGGGTTAAAATAAAAAACTTTTTCCCATTTATAAAATCAATCCTCTCAATAAAATGAAAATCAATAAATACTGGAGCATTTTTTGAAATACCAATTCCAGAATTAAAATTATAATTTATAGTATTTTCTTTTGTAGATCCGTTAACTCTTTGATCGGATACCTTTGTTGGGGATGGAAAATCTATTCTTAGATATTTGCCCCATTGTTTTTCATTTATCATCAATATGGGAGATGAAAATTCCATTTGGTAACTTTGATCAACACTACTAACATCAAAATAATAATTAGAAAAATCAACTTCTTTATCATTATTGAAATCATAGGTATAAATCCGAATATAAAATCCCTTATAATCACCAAATGTCCAATTTATGGGTATATGGACTTTTACTGTGTCATATCTGATGGGAATTGATGATGGAAAATTTCGCACTTGCAAAGATCCAACATTATCATCTATCTTATCAGGAACACTAGGATCTAATATTATTGGGCCCCATCTATCATTTATTGGGTCTATATTATAGGCATTACTAGACAAATTATTATTACCCTCGCTATCATAATATGATGTGAAAGCAGGAATCCCCGTCTTAGTATTGAATAAAATATTATATGCTTCACTAATTAGGTTATCATCATCATAAATATATTCTATTAAAATATTTTTATCTATGTTAATAAATCTAGATTGCTTCATTAGATTATATATTAACTAGGATCATTTCTAAAGAAAATAAATCTAGAATGTGATAATTTTTTTGTATATTTGTTATTATGAAAAAGGCGAAAAATAAATCCGAGCTCTCCGAAAGGTATGTAGCCCAGATCGTTCGCAGAATGATGATCCAAAAAGTTAAACCTTGTGGTAAGGTATATTCTAGGAAGTCAAAGACTTCTCATGACTAGGAAGTCTTTGTCATACTCACAATATATTCATGTATTTCCTTTTTGAGAACAGAATCTAAGACATCGGGGTACTTCTCCTTCAATTCTCGATACAATGAAGTTTCATCCTGCTTAAGCTTATCAATTCTCTTATTCATGTTATTGACAATGGATTCTATACCGTTGGCTTCCTCTTCTAAATTTATAATTATTTTCATTAACTCATCTTTAGCCACTTCAATATTGTTGATTTTCTTTTCATCGATTTTCTTTTGAAGAGATAATAAATCTTTAGATTTTTCTCCTATCGATTCTAGAAGTTTTTTAGCAAAAACTTCATATTGCTCAATATTACCAACAATTGATAAATATTCTTTTCTTATAATATAAGCTTTCTTAAGATAGAGTTCTTGTATCATCTATTTTATCTTTTTTGATGGCTGATTTTTTTCTAGTCGGAGCTTTCTTTTTAGAAACCTTATCCACATCTGCCTCACTAACATATTCACTTAATTGAGTTTTCTTTTTATCCACATAGACTAGGGATCTTATCTTATCCGAAATCATCTTCTTTAATCCATTCGGATTTTTTAATAATTCCTCCGCAAATTCTTCTGCCAAAAATTCGATAATAGAAATTTGATAGGAATCCTCCATCATCTCAATAAAATCTATCCTAGGTATCTTATTTTGTATTTTTAGATCTAGATTAAAATCAATAGTCCTCTTAACATTTCTAAACATAGTAGTTATGGGATCTTCAACTTTAATATGTTGAACTTCCTGATTTGGTTTATATACATCAACAACATCAACCTTTGTTTCTCGATTACCATTTTGACTTGGTAAATCATCAGGATCTAGTAACTTAGCAAATTTTTCATTCTGAGCTCTAATGCTGTTATCTACGTTAGAAACACCATATTTCCTAGCTATCTCCTCCGCTTCATCATAATCATTATCAATAATAATAGCACTTTCACTCATCGATGGAACCATATCATTTGACATGTGAGATGTAGTTACTGGTATATCTATATCTTCTCTAGGTAACCTATCCTCAGGGATGGACTTTATCTGATCAGCAAATAAAGCCAAAGTATTAGACTCATTAAAGAATTTTTTCGGATCGACATAGTCATCAGTATGTATAGTAAATTTTTTACTTTCATCAATTGGTAATATATTATCCGTTGATAAGTGTCCGTCCATAGGGAGGTAAAATTTCGGATCTATTAGTCTAGTAACCACAATTCTTTCTGTGGTATTAGTGCCTCTTAACTTAGCAACTGCTAAATTCTGATAAACATCTATGACTTTATATATTTCTCCACTAGCCAATTCTTTAAATTCCCTATTAATCACATTCATCTAAATAGAATATTTTCTTATTATATGGATATTATTGAATAGGTTTCAAATTCAAAAAGGGATGGAAATTTCCATCCCTTTTTGAATTTTAAACCTCAAAATTATTTGAAGTCAGAAAAGAAGTCATCATCTTCTGTCGAATCGGCCTTTTTTGTTTCTCCTGTTAGAGTCTCTTCAAAATCAAAATCATTTGACGAAGGCTTTGACTCCTGGTATGATGATGAAGCCTTTCCAGTCATAAAATTAACAATCTCTGTTATTTTATTCTGCTGTGCGTCATCAAGTCTCTTTGGTCCAAAATCCTCAAGCTCATGATCTCGATCCATCAAGAAATCCTTAATTATAGAATGTGCTTTTGGATCTATTTTACCATCTTGAGTGGGAGCATGTTTAAAAACACCTTTTTCTTTGTTAAAAATCTGAATAGGTGATGGATCTGATTTAAATGCGGACATCTTATAATCAGGGTATGTTTCATCACCGGTGGATATCTCCTTAACAAAAAGGACAAAATCTTTACCATTAGCCAAATCAAAGACATTACAACTAACTCCAGAGACATCACCGTTTTTCTCAGCCTGAATCTTATCCTTAATTGTTTTACCATACTGGAAAATCATTATTTTACCAACTAGGTCTGTTTGTTGCTCATCTTCAAGAATTAAAACATATGAATAGTACTTTCTTGAATACTTTAGCATCTTAGCTCTCTCCTGAAGAATAGCATTTTTAGAATTCATAAGTTGATAGTAAAGATCAGACAAAGTGCACTTCTCATTAAAGTTCTTTGGAGAATCAAAAAATCCTGAAAGCTCCTTCATTTGCTTAATATCAACATAGTGAGAGATCTTCTCCAAAGCCGACTGAGCAACCTTACCATCCTTTGTTAGGTTAGGTAGAAATCTAACCACACTTCTATATCCCTTTTTTTTATCCTTTGCCTTGGACAGATCTATTCTATAGATCCCATCCGTATTGGTTTTTGATTGCTCATTCAAAAAATCCATCTTCTTGTCCAAACTGCCGTCAAATAGTTCATCAATTTCGTTTACCATTTCGTTATATTTTTTTATTTATCAGTTAATTCTGATTAATCTTATAATAAAATAAATAAGAAAAGTTTATTGATATTGGAAAAGAGATAGTCTATACAAAATACTCTTCGTGTATAAATATAAAAGCTCTTTTACAAATATCACCTCTACATACGCTTCTAGTATCAGCAATTTGAAAAAATCCATCCTCCTTAGATCTTCTAGTTAATTTATCCAATTTCAATTGGTCTATTCTATTTAGATGATCTATAGTTAAAATACAAAGTGGTATTTTTTTTATATCCATAGTTTTTATTGTGAATCCAAAATTATTCTTTCTCATTTGATCACAAATCCACACTAGGGATGGTGGTTGATCAAAATTATCCCATTTAGGATCATGATAATTGGGATTATAATATTGAGATACAAATGAACTTCGTACTCTTAAAGAAATGATATTTAAATCATCTTCAATATCCGAATAAATATCTCTTAAAGAATCACAATTTCTTTCGAATTTGAACTTCTCAAAAAGACTAATTTTCATTTTTAAATGGTGACTTCAAATGCTTAAGATTCCAACCTGGAATAAATTTCCTATTGTGTCTTTCAAAATCCTCATAGGACTCAATTCCAGTATCAATTGGATTATGAATATAATGAATATTAGATCCCTCTTTGTTCATTTTAGACACTCTATCACCAATATCAATCCCCTTTGTCAATTTTCTTATCCTCTTAAGTTGATTAACGGTCGATTGTCTTGGAAGAGCCTCCTCTTTTAATTCTTGAACTATCTCAATAGTACCATCTTCATTAAATTTAGCAACAACATCTTTATCAATAATTGGTATTTCTTTACCAACCAATTCAGAATTTATATCATCGGGACCAAAGGACTTAATCGCTTTTCGACCACCACTATCTATAACAAAATCAAAAATATCCCCCTTATTTTTTTCTATCAAACCACGTATTCTACCCTTCACAGAAATGAACTCATAGGTAGTTCCCTTTTGTGGCTTAAGTCTAGCTCTGATAATTTTCATATATCTATATATTACTTTTGAAATTTATCTTCTAGATATAAATAAATATATTTTTTATACCTATTTTGTGTCTTAACATCACAATTCTTTGTAATATCAATCCATATTTTATTAGTTTTTAATTTTCTAAGACAATCTTTAATAGAATCACACCCTTTTGATATCTCATTAGCTATTGACCAAGCAAAAGCCATAACCTCATCTTTATTAGAAAAATACTTCTTTGTATCAGTAGGACTAGGCAAGGAATATTCTATTCTCCTTCTTTCGGATTGAGATTTATGAATCATCTCATGTCCCATAATATCATTAATAATTTCTTTATATGGTGGGCGCGGAGGTGGTCCCAATGGACCTCGTCCACCCATTCTTGGTGGCATTCCTCGTCCTGTGGGTGGCATTGGAGGCATTCCCGGAGGCATTCCCATTCTACCCATCATATGAGGCGGTGGCATTGGCATCCCATCAAAAAACATTTTATCCGAAACAACAAACATCGGTTTCTTTCTAATTGGGTGGAAAAGTGCAAAAAATGGGGGACCTCCTCGCTCTGGGGGAGCAGATTTTTTATCCACATCAGATAATGATGAATAGAACTCATCATATTCAACAACATCAAATCCATTCTGTTCGCCATATCTAACTAAATCATCATATGATTCGATTTCCATATCACTATCGATCATATCAGGAACAATGATAGATTCATATAATCTGAATGTCTTTAGGTATTTCATAAAACTATATATTAAAATATAATATAATTTTAATGAAAAGTGAGATAAAGGTAGAATTAAGCAATAAAGATTTATTAACTAAATTCTTAAAAGAATCTTATAAAAACGGTAAAATTCAAGGAAGTGAGAATTTACTTATAGTAAAAAAATCTGATGATAAAGAGCTATTCAACATCCTAAAGGATTCCGACAGAATAGTCGTAAGAATAACGAACAAAGATATAATTGATGGTTTTTGTAGATTTATCATAGAAAAGGATACAAAAGGAATAAATCTATATCCAATATCTATTCATTATACCATGGATCACGATAGGTGGGTATTTTTTTAATGCAAATCTAATATATAGATTGTGAACCATTTATTTGAGCATAAATTCTGGGGAAAATCTATTTCTGATTTATTAGAATGGTTAAAATCAAAATCCAAAAACAATTGGATTTTTTTAGATTTAGAAACCACCGGTCTCCCATCCGATCCATATGAAATACAAATAACACAAGTATCTTGTATAGCAACAAAATATGATTTTGAATCGAACTCATTCAAAAAAATTGAAACATTCAATCAAAAGATAAAACTAACAGATAAAACAAAATCGATATTCAATCGGAAAGATTCAAAGATTAAAAAAATCTTATCATTTAATAGGTATGGTAGTGGTGATCATACATATCTCGAAGAAAATGATGTCTTAAATTCGTTTTTATCATTTATATCAAAATACGAGAATTCTAATTTTGTCATACAAAACGCTTCGTTTGATATGAGATTTCTCAACACTAGATCAGATATAAAATTCCAAAATGAAATAATAGATACTAAGCAAATACTTCAATTATTTTACATACCAACTCTTCAATCATTGGCTGAAGGCGATATTAAATACCAAGAAATGATAAATCGAATCGGAACATCAGATAGAGATAATGGTCTAGTATCATCATCGTTAAGTAAAATAGGACCATCTTTGGGAATAAATATGTCTGGATATCATGATGGACTAGCGGATTGCGAAATAATGATGGAAATGTTACAAAAGGTAATTCAATTTCTGAAAGATAATAAATACGTAGATATTAAAAAATTCCAAATGGAAAGAATAAAAACAAAATGAAATGATAAAGGGATATCGACAATTTATAAAAGAATCTCTTCTAAAACTAGAAAATAATATAGACATGGATATGATTCAAAAAATTGAATCTGTGATAAGCCCACCATCTAAAATTCTAGAAATTTCTTGTGGAAACGGATCAGATGCTTTATACCTAAAAAATTTAGGATTTGATATAAAAGCAACAGAAATAAATAATGATTATGTTGAAAATGCTATTAAAATTGGAATAAATTGTATAAATCATAACACCAAGAATAAATTCCCATTTAGAAATAATGAATTTGATCTAACATATTCTAGATTGGGACTACACTACTTCACTTTAGAGGAGTTGGAGAATATTTTCTCAGAAATTCATAGAATATCTAAATATTTACTATTTTCGGTAAAATTAGTAAATGATATACCCACAGGTAAGATTATTCTATCAAAAAATGATTGGACAAATCTAGTTGAAAAAAATTTCAATATTATTAGCAACCAAGTTAAAAATGGAATTCTTTATGATAATCAAAGCAATTGGCTAGAAATTTTAGCAATTAAGAAGTAGAATATATACACTATGATCAAAAAATATTTTGAATTCTCAGAATATGGAAAATATAATACCCTAGGAGAGTATATTGAGTCCCTATGTGATGACGATTTTATTAAATCTCTAGTAGGAGAATATACAAAAAATTCTGATCCAAAAATTAGAGTATCGAATTCAGTCAATGTATTAGACGATTATGAAAAAATTCAGCTCTTGAAGAGAGTCGAATCACACATAAATGGATCCGACAGCGAACCAGAAATAACAACATCAGCAGAAATAAATGAGTCATATGGGAAGGGAGTATTTACAACATTTTTAAAATGCCTAACAGCACTCGGATTAAAAGAAAATCAACCATCCAAAGAAATTCCAAATAACTTCCTCTTCGTATTTAAATTTGAAAAATTAGACTATCTAAAAGTTGAATCAGTGTTTAAAAGATTCAAGTCATTACAAATAACTGAGATAAACTATGAGCCAGATATGAAACTATATTTCGGAGTAACCACAAATGGATCTCTCGAATATGGGTATATTATAGCTGATAAATTTAATAAAATAGGATCCTTTCAACTGAAAACATCTGTATTAAATTGGATAAAGACATCCGACCTAAAATCTATCTCCACTTTCAAAAAGGTAATTTCAGACCTATCATATAATGACATAATCTTATTAGGAAAGATAAAGTCTGAAATGGATAAATTTAAATTAGAATATTTTGAGCAAAAAATGATTCCACAAGTCCAAGATAAAATAATAACATTCGGATATTACGGATATGGAAATTGGAATATGGGTAAATTAAATGAAGAAGATTTAATAAAATTCAAAGAAAGTGCTAAAGAATTTCTATCTAACTATAAATGGTCTGACAATACCCTAATAAGTGTATATGCTAATAAATTCTGGATCTACATAAAAATAAAATTAAAATGACCCATATCAAAAAATTCAATGAATCTATTCAAGAATTCAATTTGGATTTTGCAATATCCAAAATCAAAGAAAATTTTTCAAACGATAGAGTCCAGGAAATGTTCAGCGAGGAATGGCCAAATTGGGTTGATGATGAATACTCTGATGATTTATCTTGGTATATGGAAAATAGCAATGCGGAAGCTGAAGAAATTGTCTACGAAAGGATAATTGATTGGTTCAGGAAAGAATTTATAGAAAATCTATCAACTAAAGATGAAAATTTACTATTAGACACCATAAAGAAAATTTATAAACTATGAAGTTCCTAAGAACTTACGAATCCTACAAACTTAATAATAGATTTAAATTTGAGAAAGAGGTAATAGACCCAATACTAACAATAATAAGAAATAATCAAGAATACCTGACCAAGTTAGAAAACTTGCCTCAATTGGCTAAATTGAGGATATAACACCATAAACACATCTAGCATATCTAACGAAAAATTAACTACGTGGATAAATAATGAGTTTATACTAATGAAGCAGAGTGACCCATCATATGGCACATACGGAATGATACCCAATGGTCGTGAAGGAAATAAAAGACTATACGCTCAAGATTTCTTTCTGTGGTTAAAGAGGAATGAAACAAATTATAAGAAATAATTATAATTATAATGAATATTGACGAATACGAAAAATTCTACAAAGATCAAATATCTTTATCAGGAACTCAATCCCAATTTAATTCTATTGGTCTCCCATTGATTAGGAGTATTACACTAGGAAATAAAGAAAAAATGGAAGAAATCGAATCAGAGATCAAGTTGATAAATAGAGATAATAAAATTAAATCAATTGTTGAAGATGTTGATTTCAAGGAAACAAAAATTCAAGATCACCCAGATTACTCATCAGCATCAGGTTTAGTTTCAAGAGATTTAATTTCCATAAAGCCATTGCCCCCACCATCAATGGCCCAATTCGAATTCTATATGGATTTTACATATGAAAAATGCCAAGAACCAATTATTCAAGAAGATAGGCGGATCCAACATTCAAGGAGGTCATCAAGATTGAAATCCAAATCTGTAGAAGATAACAAAAAATAGATTCTCATAATATTTGGAATTTTATTACTATATTTGTATGGTCAAAAATACTATCAAATGATCACTATGAGAGGATTGATAATCAATCATGACAGTCGATTTAGTGGAGAGCTTTCTAAACTCTTTGACAAATGTGATATCGTATACTACACACACTTCAATATCGAACATGCCATGCAATATGATTATGTTGTTTTATCTGGCGGAGATATTCATATTTCTGATGATGAGGATATCACACTAGAAAAATTTTTTCTAAAAACTTGCAACAAGCCAATATTCGCTGTGTGTTTAGGAATGCAAATTATGTCTATAATAGAAGGTGAGAAATTAAAAGAACTTAATATCAAAAAAATTGGCAAAGAATCTTTAACATTTCAAGGAATACAGGGTGATATGGAATATAATCACGGTTGGTTCATAGAAAATATACCAAGTGGATATGAAGGTATTGTCAATGATGGTATAGTTAAAGCTATTTATAATGACAAAAATAAAGTGATGGGGTTTCAAGGACACCCCGAACTATCATCTCAATATGGAATGGATTTGAGAGATCTTTTCTTCAGAAAGTACTTAACTAATTTGCATATCCCCTGATCTCTTCAACTAATTTATAAAGCTTTTTGTGATATTCTTTCTTCTTATAATCTGAATTTGTCATAAGATAAACAATATAACAAAAGTAATACATCTTATCTATCATCATTTGCTTAGTAACACCACCAAGTAAATTATCTGATATAGTTGTCCCAACATATCTGAATTCTACGTAATTTTTATCAATCTCAACAAGCTTGATACCAAATTCTTTAATATAAAAATCCTTATTAGCTTGAATTATAAAGCTATTGAAATATTCCTCAAAAGCCGGGATATCATTTAAATCCAATAACGATTTATTTTGCTTTAATGAATCTTTCTGTTTAAGAATTTCTCCTTTTTTTCTAATATCCAAATTCCAAATTGTTGGCTGTATTTGTTTAATCTTAGATTCTAGTTCATCAATTTTCTTTCTACTTTCAGACTTTTCCTTTTTTTGTTGATTTTTCATTGAACCCCTAATACTATTAATCTCATCTTGTAAAGAATTTATTTGACCTTGAACCTTATCCCTTTCAAGATCCCCAACTTTAACTTCACCAGTCTCAGGATTTTCCACTGAATACATAATATCACCCTTAAGGTTCTTTCTAACTGCATCGATTAGCGATCCAGTAAATCTATTGCCATATCTCCACTCAATACCCTTAAATACATATGGAACTTTTCCTTTTTCATCTCTACCAAAATCACCCATCAACAACAATCCTTTAATAGGATTCCATTTAACTTTACTTGTAACCCCAACATTTATATGCAAAGCTGTTCTGTTATTAAAATACCAATATTTTTGATTTTCAAAGTCATTATAAAAATCTTCAAGCTGTTTAATGCCCTGTGAAATGCCTTTAACATATGTCTTAGGTGAGAATTCTAAAATACGTTGCTTATCAGAGTCACCTTCCAATTCAAATTTAAAAGTACTTCCCCAATTTGCCCAGAAATTCGGTAGATGTTCCTCAGCCTTTTCTTTTAAATAATCTATATTTTGAGCAAATCCAAACAACTGAATGTTATATGAAAATCTCTTAACAATGGAAATTTCCAATTCATCAGAGTAGTTTTCAGGATCTAAATTCTCATCAGTTATAATTTGATCATCAAAATCAACTAGTGATATTAAATTGTCGAAAAATTCTTGTAACCACGTCCAAGTTTTATACTTAGAGTGCAATTCTTTTTTCTTCTTTTTAGACATCGTATCCAATTTTGGATAGTCTGTCAGTAGTTTATTCTCATTTCCTTTAAATCTCGATTCATCCCATTTATCTTCCGAAAAACCATAAGAACCAAGAGTTTTACCCCTCTTAAGATCTAATATTGTTTGTTCAATTGCATTTTCAATTGCACTATCCTCATCTGAGGAAGGTTCTTCTTCGGGGTCCTCGGTCGAGCAAATTTCATATTCGATCGCAATAGTAAAATACTCATCGAGTCTCTTAATAACTTCCTTATCCTGTTGGTTAAACTCGTTAATCAGACTTTTAATACTTTCAAGGAAAGTAGAATACTTCTTAATCATATGATTATATATAAATTTTTTGAGGCACTTTTTCACTGCACATGAAAAAATACTTAGATATTCATAATATCACAATGATCCAAGTTAATTAAGAAATGATCTTCTCCACCGCGACTCCGTTTGGAGTGGTGTATACCATTTTCTTAATTCCGCGGTCAATAAGAGCCTGCATACAACCCTTACAAGGTCGGCACATACGAAGATCTCCACCCATACTTTCCCTATAAATATAAATAGTGTGTCCCTTCAAATTCTTGGACTTGGATCTATTGAGAGCATCAATCTCAGCATGAATATGAGCAATATCGATTCCTGGCTCACCAGCGTTATCAGCAAATCTGATTCTATTATATTTTTCTTGCACTGGGTGAGTTTTCTTAAGAGAAATCCCCCAAGAAACAAGTCTATTACGATCTGTGATAACAGCACCGATCCTCTCTTGCTTATCCGAAGAAAGTGAAAGAGTAGCAGCCAAATCCAAAAACTTCCTTTTGAACATAGTACGAATATACAAATAAAATATATATAAAAGAAAAATAAAACTATGAATTTAAGCAGAATTGCAAAATTTAATCCCGGTGAGTTAGTAAAAACCGAGGGATACTCAAAAGTTGGAGTTGTTGATCACAACAGTGGCGTGGATTCATGTTGGATAAAATTCTATAACTTTACAAACCTCGTTGAATGTGCTGAATCCAAAGTAAGAAAAATAACATTCAAAGAATTTCTATGGTACACAGACCCAACCACAAATGGACTAAAAATCGGAAAAAATAGAGCTTGGCCTATTCTATTCTCTCTAGGAATGGCAATAGCTATGATATTCTCATCATTCACCATAGAGGGCAATTGGAAATTTGGACCGCTAATAATTGGTTGGGGAATAATATTACTAAATTATCTAGGAGTTAGATATAATTGGACAGGGAGATGGGTTTAAACATTATCAATATCAAACATTCCTAGTTTAGTCATACCTAAAAGTAGATCATCTAAAAGAGGTTGATACATTTTTTGATTATCTATATTGTCCTTTATGTGCAATTTCGTGTACAATTGACTTATCTTCTTACAGTGATCAACCAAAGAATTAAAAAGATAATGTGGAGATTTTTCAGTTTTAGATTGCAAATATCCCCATTTTAACTGATTAGAAATAAAATCAGAATTAGTATTTGGTAACATCCCAGCGGATTTCATCTTAGCTAGTGTGTAGCTCAAATATAATCCCCAGGATGATTTAACATCACCAATTGACTTGAGATCAATATTTTTAACAGATTCTGGTGAATATTTAAGAATATGTCCGGAAATAACATTCCAAGCTAGATTTTTATCCCCATTAAATTTATCTGCAACTTGATTCAATATATCTTCCATCATAATAACATTCCCTTCTGATGAAGACATTTTCTTACCATTAATCATAACTAAACCAAGTCCAATGTGATCATTGTGTGGGAATAGAAACTTCAAAGACTTGAAGTGATTTTCTTGTTCAAATCCAGTTATATAAAGAATTGGTTTAGGAGATTTAGGAGACCCCACCAATGCTTGAGCAAGTGCCACATCTTGATAAAAATAAGATGTTGATCCATCAGATTTAATACCAACAATTTTTGAATCACCAACATCAAATGTAAATGTACCAGCATAATCTCCATACCCATAATCAAGAATTGAACTATCAATCAACTCTTGCTTAGATGCAAAATATGTATAATCAATATTATAGCCAAATGACTTGCAATATGATTTAAATTTATCCAAAGCATCATCTGTATCAATCTTTCCTGTCAATGTATCACCCAAAATTGCAATATTCTTTTGACCAATTCCTAAGGATTGGATTGATTTAGCAAAAATCAAGTTAGAAAGATGACCTAGGTGTAGATGCTTATTTAGATTGGGCGAAAATCCATCAACAAAACTATACAATTTTGGTTCTTCAAACATTTTATAAATATCCGAATCACCTATAAAAATATTTGTGAATCCACCCGACTTCTCAGCCTTTAAATTCCAATGAGATATCCAATCCATCACCTTTTGGGATGGTTCACCCCAGACACAAAAATTAAATTCCATGTTCTTAGGGGTTGTCTTAATATCAGATATTTTGAGTTTCATATCTCTCTACTTTATAATCGGTTCCCATTTTGGGTCTTCATTGAATGAAAAGGTATTTACTACTGGATCTAATTTTCTCTTTCTGATATTTTCAATAAAATCCAAATGTAATTTATGATTTTTCTGAGCAGTGGGTGTAACATTGGAATCCAAAAAAGACTCATAAGGAATAAACTTAGAATACTCAAACTTGTCTCTAATTAACTTTGATTGATCATAGGTCAAATCATAGAATATAAATATTTCTCTACGAGGACTATCACCTTCATATTTATAAGTATGTAACCACATTCCTCTATTAACCTCTAAAAAAGAGAAATCAAAATTATCTTTAGCATCAATAGTCTTTAACACACCCAACGACATTGGATTTTTATTCACTATCTCTAGTGCCTTTTCAGATATTGTGTGATTTTCCTGTTTATCCATTATTTATTTCATTTATTTTTATTTCCCTTTGGTAAGGGATTAAATTTTTTTTTATCAAATCAAATATTTCTGAAGCCATTTCTTCACAACCACCATAATTGGTGAGGTCCCAAGAACGATCACGAAAAGTTTGATTCATATAGATAGATCTAGCTATATTCTTAATTACTATTTCTTCATTCATGTGCCTCTAGAAGGACTCGAACCCTCATCTGAGCCCTTAGGACGGGCCTATTTTCTCCATTAAACTAAAGAGGCTTATTGTAATATCTTATCTACCTTTCTATCTCTAATATAAGACTTTTTATAAACAGGTTGCCAAATTTCAGGATATTTAAGAAATTCTCCTGATGTATATGGCTCAAAATCCCCTACTTTCTTACCACATTTTGGATACTCTCTTAAAAGAATAAATCCTTTAATTTTATCTTTCATATTGTTAGTATTTTGTACCGTGTGTGAGGTTCGAACTCACTTAATCGTCCTTATGAGAGACAATCCTTTTCCTCTAAGTCACGGCGTTGTAGATAGTGGATAATTCTATGGCAATTAGCACAAACTAACACACATTTATCTATCTCATCTTTTATTCTATTCCAATTTTGGAATTTTATTCTTCCAAAATTTGGATCTTTAATACTTGGATCCAAATGGTGAAAATCAAACAAAAAATAGTTATCCTGATCAAACTTCAAAAGACATCTATCACATTTACCTCCCTTATATTCAATCATTTTTATTTTTATTCCTCTCAATCTTTCTCGTTGATACTTAACATTACATATCTTACAAAAAGCATTGTAATCCTTTCTTTCTCCACGTCTCTTATAAAAATCGATAATTGGTTTAAAATTGCCACAATGTGAGCATTTCTTAATATTTGGATCAAGAGAAGATCGATTATATTGAGAATTGAACTCATTTTGCTACATTACCAATGTAGTGTAATAACCATTATACGACCGCGGAATTTGAGCTAATGGCGGGATTCGAGCCCACATTTCTAGTTTACGAAACTAGCACACTACCATTGTGTTACATCAGCAAATTATCTATCTTATTTTCTCTATATTTCTCCTTATCAATTTCAAATACGTAAAAATTATCCGAATATACTTTTATTCCATGATTATCATAACTTCATCACAACTGTACCCATTTTCCTTAGTTGCCTCAATTATATCACAAATTTGCCCTCTTCTAGAATCTCTTTGATTATTATCAAAGTAGACTCTCCTTTCTCGAACATAATCACCAACTCTAAATTTATTCTCAGAATTCATTTGTACCTCGGGTGGGAATCGAACCCACACTCTTTTGGAACGCGATTTTGAGTCGCGCGCGGCTACCGTTACGCCACCGAGGCATTATCTAAATATATCGTCTATTTTATTATTTCTCTTAAGTTTAAGAAATTCATTTTTTATTTTTTTTTTT